CTACTCCACATCGGTGATCGGCTTCAACCAATCCACCGCCGCCTCGTCGGGTTGCATCGCTCGCAAGCGCTCGTCGCGCCACAAATCCCATGCAACGTCCTCCAGCACCAGCGGGTCGATCGTGTGCCACTGCTGCTGTAGCCGGTGCGCGCAGGCGGCGATCCAGAGGTTGACTGGCATGCTGTCCATGGCTTGCATCCTACCAAAATAACTGTATATTTATCCAGTACTTTTAAGGAGCTGTTATGCCAAAGAGGACCGTGAAGCCCGAGCAATCGTGGCAATCGAAGTTCGTTCGTGAGTGGCACACCTTAGCCAATGGCGAGGCGGACGTTGAAGAACTCTACGAACGAGCCGCCGCACTCGAACCGAAAAACAGTCACCGAGATCCGGCCATGGTGGCGGCAGAGGACTTCGCCGAAGCCGTCCGCCCGAAGCGCGAGGTGATTCCGGGCTGGACGCCGCCAGCGGCCATGAAGAAGAGTGCCGAGCGCAGACCCGGAAGATGAAATCGCCGAGCTGGCACGTCAAGCGGGCGAACTCGCTGCAGGTGAGCCCCTCCGTTCGACGCTACTGGTCTTTGCCGAACTGGTGGTTGCTCGGTGTGCACGCATCGGCGACCGCTACGGCGATTGGGGCCAGAACGCCGGCGACCACATCCGCGCGGTGATGTACGGCATCCCCGATCTGCTCCCCAAGATTCCTGCCGATCGTGAACAGCCATGAGAGTGAAGATGCGCCGTCGGTACCGTGGCGGCACCCAACTGAGTACGCGAGAGTTCGTCGATCAGGCGTGGGCCTGCGGGATGTTGACTCTGCGGGATGTCGAGGGCCGGCCTCAACTCGGTTTGTGGGAAGCGTGCCCGGGCCATAAAGCACCGCCATTGGGCATTCTCTGGCGCCCCGAGGTGGTCGCATGCGCCTACGACACCATCAGCTTCGCGGGGACTGAACAGATTGCCGGGCGATGGTGCTACCAGGTCTGGTTCTGCGAGGTGCGCGATCTGCCGCAGTCACTCTCCCTGCAAATTCTTCAGATAGCCGTGGACGCAAACCATGAACCAAACTGAACTTTTCTTTCCGCAGCCGGTGCCGCAATCGCAGTTGGTCGCCGCGGCGCAAGAGCAGTCCGAAGACGACGCCCCCTTCGTCTTCGAGAACACCGCGCCAGAACCACAAGTCGCCTACATCACGCGCCTCGTCGACTACCCGGCAGTCGATGACGCCAGAGTCGCGGAGCAGCGCTTCCGGCGCGAGCTCGACCGGCAGCTTGGTGCCGACGTGGTACCAGCACTGCGTGCTTTCCAGAACGCAAGTGAATCGGGCGAGAGCGACCTCACAAAAGCCGAGATCGTGCTTGCTCTGCGCTGGGCCAAGGCATATGACGCGGCCAGGACCGCGGGGTTTCGTGATCTTGGCGACGTCCAAGAGGCTTACTTTGAAGTGCGGCTGATCTGAAGGCCAGAGATATCGCTGGAAACTTTTCGGATGGTGATTAACAAGTCTCAGCGAGGAGCTCGGTCGGCCAGTAAGCATCGCGCAACCACAGCCATCAATCGAATCCAGCTAGTTCGCTGAAGCACACGCCGACGATATTTGATTGCGCTTACTCAAGCGTCGGTCTGCTTGCAGGGACTTCTTTCGCACGGGATTTACCGCGCCAAAGCCAAATTCACGCTCCGAAGTGTATGGCACCACTTGACCATCAACCTCCAAATTAAACCCAAGTAATCCAAATGACGGCGAAAACATGAATTCAAGTTTTCGATCATTCTGAGTGCTTGATATTTTGTACACTTCACGGCAAATCCCAAATACACGAACTACCGAGAAACTAGCAATCCTATACACAGAACCTTCGGAACTCCACTCCATCAAATCATCAGGACGGTTTTTTGGAATTGAAAAAGAAAACCAATCGCTTTTGAAACAGGAAAAATCACCTCCCCTGCAAAAAGTTGCATCAATGGCTCGATCATTGGAAGCTACTAGCGGAGGATCAGTTTGAATCGTGATGAGCGGCCTGTTTCCCAAAAAGCTGCTGTACTCGAAGGAATCTGCATAAACAGACTGAGCTATCAGCCCGAAAACAACTGCAAAACAACACCGGATATTTAGCATTCGCATTCGCCTTTCCAAAACTGTTCGGCCCATCTGTCTGCATCAATCTCCCCTTCCACTTTTGCGGGATCTCTTGCTTCGTCCCCTGGGCGATGTAGGCGATTATTACCCTCCATCAAGTGACGAAATTCGTGAGCAAATACGTCGCCTTGAGATGGATTTCGGCCTCGACCTGTATCAAAAAATAGCTTGTTAAATTGTGAAAATTGGCCATTGAAATTTGTAATGGCATACGTTCCTCTCGAACGTTTTAGTGGATCGTTTATATTCGGATCCAAAAAAATCCGCCAGCGATCAAATTTCTCCAAAAGCTTGGGGCAAGTCTTAGCGAGTTTCTCCCTCATAGCCGAGTTTGCATCGAGCAGATCTTTATATTTTTTGGCGGCCGCCATACGTTCCCCAAAAGTTGCTCCAGGCAAATCAATTTGCGCCAATCCAAGTGGATCAAATCCACGTAAGGCATTGCTCCCCACGTACCCGAACCGATTTCCCCCTCCATTTAACCCAATCGGATCTGGCTGGCTATATCTCCCCGTCCTTGCGTCGTAGCTTCTCCAGTAGTTGTAGAACAATCCCGATTCCTCATCCGCGTACTGCCCCGGATACCTCAGGTTGAACTTCACCTCCGAGATGCCGGTCGTCCCCGGATTCGGCGTCCCTTCCAGATTCGCAAACCGGTTCTTTGCAATCGTCGGCTTGTCTTCTCCGAATGCGCTGTAGCTCCACTGCCAGACCGCTTGCCCGTTTGCGTTCGTGAGCCTGCGCGGCGTGTTCAGGTGATCGCTGTGCACTGCATACATGGCGCCGTCGATCACCGCCGCAATCGGCATCGGCCCGTTGGCCGTGGGCAGGTAGATGTACTGCGCTTGGCCCGCGCTGTTCGCTCCACCGCTGCCCGCCTCCGCGATGAGGGTGCCCTGCGCGTCGTAGACATATGCGTAGCCCAGCTGCTCGGCCGGCGTGGTCGACGGGCTCCACAGCTTGGTGAAGAACGCGATCAGGCTCTGCATGAAGCCCGGGTCGGCCTCGTCGCCCTGGCTGGGCGGGTACAGCGGCTCGGTCTTGAAGACACGCTGGCCCAGCGCGTTGTGCGCGTAGCGCGTGGTCGGACTGGTGTCGGTAGAGCCGGTGGTGGAGGCAGCCAAGCGCCCCTCGGCGTCGTAGGCGAAGCTGCGCAGGCCATCGCTGAGCAGATCGCCGTTCGCGTTGTAGCCGTAGGTCACGCTGGTGCTACTCGCGCCGTTGATGCTCTGGGTGAAGCCCGCTAGGCGGTTACCATTCGCGGCGGATGTGTAGTTGCGTGTGGTCGTCTGACCATTGGCCACCTTGTCGCTGACGGTGCGGTTGTCATTGGCGTCGTATCCAAAGGTGCTGCTGGTACTTCCACCGACCACGCCGCCACTCGTGACATCGAATCTGGCAATGCGCCCTGCCTTGTCATAGCTCACGCCCCAGGTCGTATTAACGCTCGCAATGGTGCCGTGTGAAGGGTCAACATCGGCTGGACCATAGAGGAACTGTGTGAGGCTCGTGACGCGGCCTGCAACATCGTAAACGTAGCTGCCGATCTCCGAAGTCGTCAAGCGTCCAGCCGTGTCATAGTTGCGACTGGCCGCAAGTTTCGGGCTCCCACTGGTGAACGCCCAAGTCCAGCCCGTGGGCTGCCCCAGTGGGTTCCACGTGATGTTGCTGACTAGTGGCGTGCCGTTCCAGTTCAGGCCTATCAGACGGCCGGTAGCGTCATAGACATGCGTCAGTACCACCCCGTTTGGATAGCCGATGCTCGCCAGCGTGCCATTGACGTTGTAGGTATAACTCACCTGCTGCATCACGCCGTTGGCTAATGTCTGTTTTTTGAGCGTCACACGGCCGAAGGTGTCGCGCGTGTACTCGGTGGTACCGCTGCGGTCGACGATCTCTGAAAGGTAGCCCTTGCTATTGGCCGTAAGGTCGTAGCGCAGCGTGGTGGTCTTGCCATCAGCGAAGACAAGGCTTGTGGGTCGCCCCAAGGCATCGCGCGTGATGGTCGTCGCTTGGCCAAGGGCGTCGACGATTTGGCTGGGCAGGCCTAAATTGTCATATTGCGTGGTTGCTCCTCCTGTATCAACGCTGCCCTCTGTGAGGGCATTGCCCTGGGCATCGCGAGCATAAGTAGTAGTGACTCCTTTAAAGTCTGTGGCTTCAGTAATGCCGTCGAGGGAGTTGTACTTCAAGCTCGCGGTCCTATACGAACCGGTGTTAATCGACGCAATGCGACGAAGGTTGTCTCGCCCAAAGTTCGTCGATTCTCTCTCCCCACTGGTGGAATCGATCACGGTAAACCATCCACTGAAATCCCCATTCGGGTCATAGCTAAAATTTCGACGTTGATCAGCTCCTTCAATCTGCGTCGCGAGGCGGTTGACGTCGTTAAAGTAGCGCGCAATATTGAGGGCGATTGCGCCGGAGCCGTCCTTGATCTGCTCGGCAATTCGGTTACCCATCCCGTCAAGGGTGAAACTGCCACTTTCGCCCCGATTGCTACTCCAACCAATGAGACGATGAGCCGCATCGTAGGCATAAGTCAAAACGAGACCTGAGGGCATTGCAATCGTCTCGACGCTGCCGAAAGGTTTATAGGTCAGCGTGGTGGTTTCGCCGCCGATTGTCTGAGTCAGCAAATGATCGCGAGCGTCATAGGTGTAGGTAGTGACAAGGCCGCTGGGTTCGGTCTGACTCACCACGCGATTGGCGAGGTCGTAGGTGTAGCTCGTAACGTGGCCAAGCGTGTTAGTGCTGCTAAGGACGTTTCCTCGAAGATCGTAGGTGTAGCTCGTGATGGCACCGTTGGGCTCGGTGGCGGTCTCGACCAATTGCTGAGCGTTGTAGGTCCACTTCCAATTCAGCACCTTGTTGGTAGCGGTATCGGTGACGGTGCGAGTCAGGACATTACCGACGGCATCGTGAGTGAAGGCGTTCGCGCGGCCCGATTCGGTAACCAGTACGGGAAGATTGAAAATGGGGTGCCATTGCGTCACGGTGGTCTGAGCTTCGGGCTTTCCGGAAGCTCGGGTCACGGTAAGTGGGAGGCGACGCCCAACGTCCCACGTAGTGGTTGTGACAACGTAGTTAAAGTCGGTCTCGGAAGTAGTAAGGCCATTGTTGTCCAACACGCGCCTCATCGCATCCGGCTCTCCTCCACCCGACATACGACTAGCGGCCGTGACCGCCAGTCGATCGTTTTTGTTGGTATAGGTATAGTCGCGACCGGGACCGATAGGATCGGTGACGTATGCACCAGTCAGGGTGGGGTAGCTGACCGTATAGCGGTTAACGCCACCGGCTAATTCAGTGGAAATTGCGCGGCCCTGACTGTCGTATGTAAAAGTACCCCATCGAACGCCGCTTTCGTCCGTGATGCCGGTCAGCGCCTGAGGGAAACTCGTATTCTCATAATGAAACAGGCGTGTTTTACCGTCGGCATATCCGACAACCGCAAGCCGCTTTTGCGCATCGTAGCCATAGGTAATGGTGCGACCATCTGGCGTTGCGATTCCAACCAAAAGGTCATCGGCACCGTAACTAAAATTAAGTTGCCGGCCAAAAGGATTGGTTACGCTCGAAATCCGTCCTGAGGCGTCGTAAGCATAGGTTGTAACCCAACCACTGCGCAAAGCAATCGACTTCAGTCGGCCATTGCCTCTATCGAAGCTATAAGTGGTTTCGTTTTCCGCGCGTCGCCAAATCCAAACGGTCCCGTCGTCACTAAGACTGTCATTGCTATAGGCGGTTCGCCAGCCACCTTCCATCGAACCTTTAACAAATACTTTCTGATATCCCTCCGGCGAATCAATGACCATAGCGCCGGGATTAAAGTCAGACTCCGGGTGTATTTTCCAAGCATGATTGTGAGTCCACGAATCGCCCAGATTGCCCCACTGACGTTCCCCATTTCGCCCCCAATTACTCCTGTAAGTCCTGGAAAACTGAAGTGCAGCGGGAGCCTTGTCGATCCAATCCGTTTCTGAACGGTACTTCTCCGCACTCGCTGGCAATATTGGTTGTCCAACAAGAGACCCCGCCCCTATAAGACACATCTGCGAATTTTTTGCTTCGGGACGTGCCGAGTAGTCGAGACAATCTGCGTAAACCGAAAATACGGCCGCATCTTCAACGATTTTCTCGCGAAGCTGTCCCGCACAACTCCACCCCAAATGTAGCTGCGTGCCGCCTCGCCCAGAGGTAACAGTATGATTACCATTTGGAGATCCGCCGCTCGGGGGGTAATAGGTTTCTGTTACTTGCCAAAAGTCCACTGTTCCTGGAAGCCCATTAAAAAAACTAACTTTGGTGCTATATGGGCCCACTGCCGGCTGCGGATTGCTAATTTGCGAATTCACGCATACTTCGCTGCTAGAAACCTGGGTGTGCCTAACCATGCATTCGTCAAAACTTTGTTGCTGCCCCACGTTTATCGTTGACATGTGCGTCTCTATCGAGGGCACTTTAAGACCCTGGTAGAATCCGTAAGAATAAGTAATGGGTTTAATTTTTTGGCCCGCAGCGGGGAAACTCCAATAGAAAAACGATATGGCCAATAAGGCCAGCGCCCTCCGCATATATATTTTCTTCATGCCAACATCAAATAATTAATTTCTATAAACTGTTCACGACCGTTGAGAACCTCAAGTCGAATCTCCTCAATCGATCAAATCGAGCACGGAAACGCGAAGTAACTGAAAATATCATTTTTGATAAGCTGAAGCAAAGTGAATTCCGATTGAATAGCAATTGGTAGAACCAAAGATATCTAGGCCCACGAGCATTTCGTCGCTTCAAAGAGACAATGCGCACTTATGGATTAACGATCAACGCGAATAAAAGCATCACTCGCGTTGAATAGTCCGCGCGCCTCGGGGCTACGGCTCCATCGATGCCCTGTCAACGTCGATCTGCGCCCTCAGGGCTTTGACTTCAGAGTCGCGGCGAGTGACGATGCTGCGAGCTTCTTCCTGAAGGTCTGCAGATCGAGCAAGTAGTTCTCCTGCCTCGCCAAAAAGGCTGTCGACGGTGTCGGGTCGATCTCCAGGATTTCCTGCGCCAGCGGCGTCGGTTTCGGCCGCTGTGCGATCACGGGCGGTGAAGGCCGCGAAGGCATCGCGCAGCCCATCAGCGAGCTGGCCATTGAGGCGCTCAGCAGCGCGGCGAGCCGCAGTCTCTTTCGCAAGTACATGGGTGAGTCCTTGTTGTGCGGCCGCGTGCGCAGCCATCTTCTCGGAAGTACGCAGCGCATCGGTGAGTGCCACCCGATTGCGATCGGCCTCCAGCCGTGCTGCTGCAGCGCGCGTGTCGGCGAGATCCCTGCCTGAGTCGGTCAGACGCAGCGTCTGAACCACAGTCGCGCCCGCGAGCACGACGATGAGACCCCCGGCAAGGTAAACCTTGGCCGCGTCGAACCAGGCAAGCGGGCTCATCTCGTACCGCCCCGGCGCCCACTGCTTGGATTTGCTCTTTTCATTCTTCTTGTGGCTCTGTTGTTGGATGGGCGCGCAGCCTAGAGTCGTCGAATCGCGAGGGGAATCCCAGGGCGCACATGAGCTCGGCGAACTCAAGCGCTGGAAGATCGCCGCGCGCTCGATTGGCAAAGTTGCTGGCCCAGACAACGTTGTCGACCGTGTAGCCACAATCGACTCGCAAGCGATCGACAGACGGGCGCATCGGATGACGCGGGACCGGCTGGTCGAAGCTGATGGGAAGGCCAGTCCAGAAGCAAAGACCGCCCTGCTCCAACCAGAGCCGTCCGAGCAAGGCCGCGCTCAGTTCGAAAGGAATGTCACGGTCCCGCGCCCGCCGACGCGCGTAGCGAGCAAAGTCAGTGAACTGCCTGCTGCTGGCCAACGCCTCAACTACTTTTCTCGAACGAGGCCTTGAGACGCTTGTCGTAGGCGTGGACTGATTGCGCAGAGCCGTTGTAGAACTCAGCGAACGGTGTCCAGTTGCCTGTTGTCACGGCAGCCTTCAACGCCTTCCAGCCCTTGCCGCCACGGTCGTACATGACGAACTCGACGAACGCCTTTAGATGCGCTGGCTCGCCCGAGTACATCGCATTGATGAAGTCCTGCAGGCTCGAAAACCCCGCGGCCGCATAGTTCTCACCCATGATCTGAAAGCCGCCCCAGCTTGCGCTCATCAGCGCAGCCGAGCGGGACAACGCGACTGCGGCAGCAAGCCGGGCGTGCTCGCGCTCGTTGCGCTGGTTGTCGTCTTTGCCCTTGGCGTAGAACTCTCGTGTCCACCTCGGATAGCTCAGGGAAGGATTTGACTTGTCGTACTTGCCGCCAGTCAGCCGATGGAATACGTGACCCTCAAACAGGATTCGGGGGAAGCCTTGCGCATCGAAGCTCCCTGACGGAGTCTCGACCTCGAGCACCGCGCGCACTGCGGCAACGGGAATTCCGAGAGTGGCAGCCGCTGCCTTCAGGTGGTCAGGGGTGATCTGTTCTCGAGTGCTCACGATTTTCTCCGTTGTTGCCAATGCTTCAACATCGAGCCGAGGCCATAGATGGCGCAGCCGAGCACGAGCAAGAGGTGCGCCCTGGGGGCGCCGTTGTGTGTGAGGTAGAGGTTTGCAGCTTCTGCGGCCCCGCCGACCGCGATGAGGCCAAGGCCGGCGCACTGAGTCATCGAGTCATGGAAGTTCGGCGTCAACGCAGCTGCGACCGCAAGCGCTACCAAAAGCGAGATCGCGATGAGGTAGAGCTGGCTCATATCAGGCCTTCCATTTGCGAGATACCCATTTGCGCAGGTCCGCCGCGATCTGCTTCGAGTCCAGCATCTGGATGACCTCGTATGCCTTGGCCACCAGCGCCATTCCGAAGAGACCCACGAGATAGCCAACGAGACCCTCGTTGCGGGGAGTGTTCAGCCAGGTAGACAGGGGTGTAGCAGCGAAATAGGAGAAGGCGGCACCGCCTGCAGCCATGGTGAGCTTCTCAGGCCAGGTCCCTTTCAGGAATCTGGTGGAAGTAAGCGCTCCAGCAACCCCGGCTGCTAGCTTGGCGATGCTGATGTCGCTGAGTTGGTCGGGCGGCATGCGCGGGTTCCTGCGTGTTCGGAGTTCCAAACGACCCCGTATTGCGACGCATACTGGAAGTGACAATCGACGAACTCAATCCCCGCCCGCATTGATAAGCTCAGCCCTCAAACTCCCTGGAATGAAACGATGCAAAGCGATGTCTGGCAGCAACTTCTCGCCCTCGAAAGTGTTGATCTCGTCTCCAGCTGGCACAGTCGAATCCATAGCCGTACCTTGAATCTGAAGCGCGCCACTGAAATCACTGCCTCCGCCAGACAGGCTCGAGAGTTCTTCAGAAATGCATCCAATTCAGATGACACCGTTCGCCCACTGCTTACTTTTTACGGGGTTGCCTCTTTAGCTCGATCGACCGTTCTCCTGCTGAAGCGTGATAACGGCGAGGAGAGCCTTGCTCCGGGGCATGGACTTGAGGCCTGCGGATGGAAGAACACGATATCGGGGGAGCACTCGGAAGCCCTTCGGAACTTGGGCGAACTTCGCGTAGAGACACGCGCTGGCCTATACACCGACTTCTTGAGTGAAACAAGCAACCGCATATGCCTTCATGTGAACTCGTCAGCTGTTGATGGTCGATACCAATACCCTGATCCACCCTTCGGCGCTGGCTTCACGCTGCAAGACTTGCTGATACGGCTGCCGGATATCTCGCGGGAGATGTCTCAAGCAGGTATTCAGTCTCAAGTCGCCAACGTACAAACTGTCAATTCCTCGGGCGAAAGCATCGTCATTGACGTATCTCGTTCTTCATTCGAACAGTTTGCCAATGAATACGCCGATCACGAGTGCGACGTTGTATGGCACTCTCCAGTTACGGCATCGATCAAGTTTCCCAATTCGGGCAACGACAGCTTTCAGCCGCAGTTCGCACACTCGTACCTAAGCAAGTCCTTTGGGTCGATACCGAACTTGCACATCGTCAAACCCTTCGATGCTGAAACGCGACTTTCCCAACTCGCGATGACGTATTTGCTCGGTTATTACCTTGGAATGCTCACACGATATTTCCCCACTCACTGGATCGCGTTGCAACAGGGCACCCGAGGCGATGCACTGTGGCCTGCAATTCACGCCGCCCAGAAATACGTCGAACTCGTCTTCCCAGAATTGGTGATTGAGCTTGTACTGGACATCGTGGACGGCAATTGGCAGAGGCTTGAATAAGTGCTGACCGTGCAAGGGAGTCGGCCTACTTGGCAAACGTCCGCGCCCTCCCCCATCGCACACCTACATTGTGAGCGCGACAACTTCAGCATCGCCGAGCTTCTGGGGGAAGTACTTCACGTCGCGGATGTGGAAGCACGGCTGATTGCTGCCCGAGCTGAGGCAGCCGAGGCCCAGGTGCGTAATGGTTGGAACCTTGGGGAGCGCCACTTTCAGGAGCGCGGAGTTGTCGCAAACGAAGCGCAGGCCGTCGACACCAAAACTCATCGCAACCTTGGCGTTCGGGCCAACCGGCAGTCTCGATCCTGTGCTCGCTCCCGAGACTCCGTCGACATTCGAGTAGGCGTAGACCCCGCCAGTGGCTTGGTACCCAAGGCCCACTCGGTTTGGAATCGACTGATTCCCAAACTCCAGCAGATTGCGCGTGGTGGTGTCGCCCATCTTCCCGACCCGAAACTCCATGCTGATGGTGCCTTCAGCGGGGTTGCACCAGCCCTTGCCAGCGTCGACGCGAACAGCGTCACCGCTACGGGTCACGGCTGCAGAGGTCGAGGCATCGGCAGACCGGGTCGTCGCTGCCGAAGTCGAGGTATCTGCAACCCGGGTCACCTGCGCCGTTGTGGTCGGGATGTAGCTGGTTGCCACGGCCCCCTCTTCGATCTGGCCCTTGCAGACCCACACTGTCAAATCGCTGGTGAGAGCGCTGATCGGGTGAACCACTGGGTAAATGCTCCCGGACACCGCCGGAGTAATGTTCGGAGTGACCGTCCGGGAAAATCGGTCCACGTACCGGGGAGAGTTCGCGGCGTTGATGGTGAAGCCGCCCATCCCTGAGGAGCCGGTGTAGTACACGTTGATGGACTCGCTTCCGGTCAACGGCCTGCTCAGCTTCACATAGGCGCTTGTCGAATAGGCGGTCCCTGCGGTGACGTTCGCGCCCACGCCAGGACCGCCTTGCACACGGCTGCCCGAATACCCCACGGTGCTGGCCGATGTGAACGTCGCGGCCACACACGCTTCTCCGTCGATAGTCGCGCTCGCAACCACAGGTGGCGTGGTTCCTCCTGCTGTGCCGACCGCGATCTGGCTGTTCAGCAGCAGGTTCGTGCTCTGCCCCTCCAGCAGCAGCCACGGTGCAATGGTCAAATCTGCTGGGTTGTAGGTCATTCGCGCAAAACCGGCAGCAGCGGTTTTCATCGCGCCGGTCGAGTCGAAGTAGGTGCCGATGGAGGCTCGGCTGGTGAAGGTCTCGGTGCTCGGGATGTAGCTGCTCGCGAAGGCACCTGCTTCGAGCTGGGCGCCCCAAACCTGGAAGGCTCCGCTATCAGCTCCGGCACCGAGGATGCCTGCATAGACGGTCAACTGATCCCCGACTGTGATGCCAGACGCTTGCGTGTACGTGCAACGGAACCAGCCATTGCCGACGGGGCGCATTTCCCACCCAGCACCCGCGATAGAGGGATTGGCATCTGCCAACGTGCAAGCTCCGCCTACAAAGTTTGTTGCAGTGGTCGTGTTCCGCAGGAGGAGCGTGATCGGGGCAGTCCTCGACACGTTCTTCACGTAGATCGAGTACGTCATCACTGTCGCCGTCGCAATCTGATTCTGGGTGAACGGGCTTGTCGAGGCGCCCGAGATCTCGACCGCCCGAAGCGTCCCATCGGGGGCCAACCTTCCTTGCGTTCGAACTGCCCCGCTCCAGGTCCAGGGAGCCAAATGCATGTCGCTGCTCTTCTGGAGAATGTTCGTGCGCTGCTCTTCCAGCAGGAGCACCGGTGCGAGGGTCAAGCTCGACGGCTCGCGGCTGTTACGCGCCGCGCCGGCCGCTGCGTAGCGCATGACGCCATCGGCGTCGTAGTAGCTGCCGATGGAAGCTCGCCCCGTGAATGTCTCGGCGCTCGGGATGTGCGACGTGGAAAACGGCCCGATTTCGAGCTGTGCGCCCCAGATGTAAAGACCCGCCTCGCCGTCGCCCGGCCCAGACCCTGCAGCCGAGCCCGGAAAGATATGAACGATGAGCGAGGTGGACGCATCGCTCGTGAAAACGATCTCGACCCTGCGCCAGTCGTTGCCGACGTCGGTCACGCTCTTAGAGACAAGTACGAAGGCGCTGGTGCCTCCCACACTGCCGCCTGCGGTCAACGTTGCCAAGCTGAAGGGGATGCTGACGACGTCGGCAGCCGCTGCGCCGCGCGCGAAGATCCACCCATTCGACGAACCGGCCGCCTTCGCATAGAACGAGTATGCATAGGTCAACGCGGCTGCCGTTTTGGTGAGCGTCTGGACGACGCTTGCGTTACCAGCAGTCGCCCCACTATTGAGGAGCAACTTGCAGGCGTCCCAGCGACCGTTTGGCGCCCGTGCAGCGCCTGGCACAACGGTGACGCTTGCCTTGTTCCAGACAGGGTTCTCGAAGCGCGACGAGTACAGCAGCAGGTTGCTTCGCTGACCTTCGATCAGCAGGCCCTTCGCTGCCTTCGTCACGGGGTCGAAGTCAAAGCGCGGCGTGGCAGTCGGCTGAATCCAGCCTTGGGCGTTGACGGCGGTGCCGCCTGTGCCACCCGCATAGGCGAACAGTTCGGCAAAGGTCTTTTCGGTAAGCGTGGTGGACATTTTTCTTCTTTTTATGGTCGCGGCACCATGCTGGTCTCTGGCCAACCCTGTGACATATCGTAGGCATCGACTTCCTCGATGGATCCAAGCAAGGCAATGGCTTCGTGGTGCGCTCTTTCAGCACTGAAACACGCCTGGACATGCAGAGCAATCCCCCGGGCTAGATCGCGAAGTGCCTCAAGATTCAGGCGAACCCAACCGCTGTCAGCCTTGAAGTCCACAGCATCGATCCCTGCCGCGCTCGCATTGACGATCACCGAAGTAATGCGGTCCTGGTCGGCCTTGCCCGTCAGCACACGCACGCCGCCAAGCAGCGTGATGCCTCCGGTCTCGATCTCCCAGCGGCGGTGCGTGATCAGGTCGCGCAGGCCCTGGCGCCGATCCCCCAGCGTGCGCGGATCGGTCCAGGCGTGCGCGTCCCAGTCGAAGACGTGGTGCTCGCTGGGCTGCGCGCCCATCGCGACCGCCTGCTGCGTGACCAGGTCAACATAGTGCCCATCGGGGATGGTGCCGATCAGGATGCATTCGTGGTTGCCAGCCGACTGAGCCTGGCAGCTTGCCTCGGTAGGCGCGGTGCCGCGCGCGATCACGCGGCCGGTCAATCTGTCGAAGGCGGTGTATTCGGGCATGGATTACCTCTGGCAGCTGAGAGCAAAAATGGAAGTGTTCGAACCAAGGAGCGTTCCAACAGCCGTGATGCTGTGTCCTCCCGGTGCGAGGTCCACAACCACCGATCCGGTGACGGTTGACCCCGGCACGCCGCCGCCGATCCAGCGATTGACGCCGTCCACGCTGATCACCAGAAAGCCGCCACCGCCGCCACCCGCGCCTGGCGGAATGAACGTCGAGGCGGTGATGTACGTCGTGACCCAGGCGTTGTTGTTGTTGGGCACGTCGTGGTTGATGCCGGCAGTCGGCCCGCTCTCCGAACGCGCCGTGGGCACCGTGATCGAGCGCCCCCGGACGTTGAGCGTGCCGATCACGTTGACCTGATCAATCGTCAAGCCGGTGTGATCGAGGACGAAGCCCGGCCCCCACAGACGGAATCTCCCGAACTGGGTCGCCGCGTGGTGCATGGTCAGACCGCACCCGGCGATGTTGAAGTTCACGAACATGGAGCCGTCCGGGTGCTGCGCCAGAATCCAGCCCCACTGCTCATCGAGCCACTTGTTTGCGCTGCGGACGTAACCCCAGTTGTCGCCAGCCATGTTCCCGTTGATGTTGATCTGGCCTGCGGTGATGTAGTTCAGCTTGGAGATCGTCGCGGTGAGCTGCTCGACGTCCAGCGAACGCGCCTTGATGGATCCGTCGATGAACATGTTGCCGTTCACGCCGATGGAACTCACCCCGCCGATGCTGCCGACGATGAAGGGGTACTTGGTCTCCCCGTTCTCCCCCGGCTGCGCAATGGCGAAGCGATCCACCAGCGCTACGAAGTTGCTGGTCTGCCCGTTGCTGTCCAGCAGCAGGCCGGTGATCTTGCCGTTCGTATCCAGCGTCAGCTTCCAGGTGGCCTTGACCTTGCCGTCCAGCGCGGTCAAGGCCTGGGCGGTCGTGGTGATCGACGTCGTGTGACCGTCCACGGTGGCGCTCACACTGTTGATCGCGTCCGCATTGGCCGTGTCGGCCGTCGCGCGGGCCGTCCGCTCGTCCGTGATCGCGGCATTCAGCGTGGTGTGGTTGCTCGTGACCGTGGCGGCAAGCTGCTGCCGCGCGGCCACTTCCGCGGAGTCCGCCGTGGTGCGCGCCTGGCGCTCTTCGAACAGGATGCCGCTCGTGAGATTGGCCAGCGAGGCATTCGCCGGATCTGCGACGCCCAGGATCTTGGACGACAGCGTCTGGCGTGCCGTGACCTCGGCCGCGTCCGCATTGGCGCGGGCCGTCTGTTCCGTGGCCATCGCAGCATCGGTGACCGTCTTGTTGCCTGCCACGGTGGCTGCGAGTTGTTGCCGCGCCGTCACCTCGGCGGCATCTGCCGTGATGCGCGCCTGGCGCTCGTTGAACAACAGGCCCGAGGTAACAGAGGCAATGTCGGTGCCGGTATACGTGCCCCGCATCTGCGTCTGGAAGGTCTCGCGGGCCGTCACCTCGGCGCTGTCGGCCGTGGCGCGGGCCGTCTGCTCTGCGGTGAGCGCAGCCGAGGCCTGTGCCTTGTTCGCGTTGACCACGGCTTCCAGCGCCTGACGGGCCGTCACCTCGACCGTGTCGGCCGTGATGCGCGCCTGGCGCTCCTCGTAGATCAGCCCGCTGGCCAGCGTGGGGCCGGTGGGTTTCTCCCAGACCTTGAACTGCTTGCTCACGAAGTTCAGGGCCAACGAGAGGCCGACCACCGTGTCCAGGCTGCCCGAGGTGTCGGGCACGCCGGTCAGGGCAACGGACAGGCCCTGGCGCTGGATGGCTTCGGCATCGTCGGCCGTGGCACGCGCGGTGGCTTCGTTCTGTAGTGCTGCAGCGCCGGTCGTGGCGTTGTTGGTGACGGTCGCCTGCAGCGCCGTGATGGCGTTCGCATTGGCCGTGTCGGCAGTCGCACGCAGGGTCTGCTCATTGACCAGCGCGGCATCGGAGGCGTTCTTGTTGTTGGTGACCGTCGCGGCCAGGGCCGTGCGTGCCGTGATCTCGGCGTTGTCGGCCGTGATGCGCGCCTGGCGTTCGCTGTAAATCAGGCCCGAAGTTACAGCGGCCACATCGGTGCCGGTGTAGTTGCCGCGCATCTGCGTCTGGAACGTCTCGCGCGCCGTCACCTCGGCGGTGTCGGCATTGGCGCGAGCGGTCTGCTCGGCCGTCAGCGCGGCATTGAGCGTAGCCTGATTGTTGGCCACCGTTGCGGCCAGGGCCTGGCGCGCCGTCACCTCGGCCGCGTCCGCATTGGCGCGAGTGGTCGCCTCGGTCTGCAAGGCAGCGTCCGAGGTGGTCTTGTTGGTGACCACCGTCGCGGCCAATTGCTGCCGTGCAGTGACTTCCGCCGCGTCGGCGCTCACCCGCGCATTGCGTTCGGATGCCAGCAGGCCGGAGGTCAGGCTCGCGATGTCGCCGCCGGCGTAGGTGCCGCGCAGCTGTGTGGCCAAGTTCTCGCGCGCCGTGATCTCGGCCGAGTCGGCGTTCGCGCGTGCTGCGACCTCGGCCGACAGCGCGGCGTTGGACGCACCCGGAGAGGGCCGGCCAATGGCGAGCCAATCGATCTCGAAGTAATCCGTGGCCGTCTGTGCCGCCGACAGGTCGATGCGGATCTGATCGACAGAGACGAGCCAGCCGGGATTGACGGTCACCATGCCGATGCCCGCGCCGTCGTAGGTCGGCTCGGTCAGGGCGGCACTGCGGCCTGCAGCGAATCCGGCATCGGCCGCTTCGCGCCAGAAGATGGTGCCGGCCCAGGCTGGCGCACCGACCTTGCGGATGCGCAGGCGCACCTGGCTGTAGGTCGACCCATTGACGGCCACGCCGACCGGCGACACCGCATAGGGGTCAGTTGCGTGGTTCGCGGGGCGTAGCCACCCTGCCGTCGCCGTGGGTGCGCCGTTGCCGGTCCAGGCCTCCAGGCCGGAATCGAAGTACCAGATCTTGGCCGGATCGAACTGCTCGCCCACGCCGGCCGAGATCAGCGTGATCTGCTGGGCCAGCGCTTCGTCATTCGTGGCGCGTGCGGTGCGTTCTTGATAGAGCAGACCGCTGACGACCTGAGACAGATCCGAGCCGGTGTACCCGCCCGTCATCTGGGCCTGCAGCGTCTCGCGGGCCGAGACCTCGGCCGCGACAGCCGAGATCCGCGCCTGGCGCTCCTGGGCGATCAGGCCGCTGCCCAGTTGATTCAGTGACAGCGGCTCCCAGACGCGATAGCTCGGGTCCGTGAAACTCGCCGTCAACGATGGCCCGTCGACGTAGGAGAGATCCGCCGCGACATCCTTGGTGCCGACCAGCGCGGCCGTGAGCGACTCGCGGGTGCGCGCCTCGGCGGCATCGGCCGTGCTGCGAGCCGTGGCCTCGTTGCCGATGGCAGCGGTCAAGGTAGCGTCCGCCGCCTGCAGCTGCGTGGCCAACTGCTGGCGCGCCGTGACCTCTGCCGCATCCGCCGTGGCACGGGTGGTCGCTTCTGTCTGCAGGGCCGCATTCGTCACGCCCAGCGAGGCGTTGAGCGTGGTGATCTGAGTCGACAGGGACGTGTCGGCCTGCTGGCGCGTCGTGGCCTCTGCAGTGATCGCAGCATTGCGGTTGTTGGTCTCCGCCAGGAGTGCTGTCGCGCGCGCGTTCTGCTCGGCGGTGATTGCGGCTGCGCGGGTAGTTGCCTCGGCCGTCACGGCCGCCTGGCGGTCGGTCACTTCCTGCGAGACGGCCGCGATGCGCGCGTTGGTCTCCACCAGGTCTGCCGCCGCACGCGCCGTGGCCTCGGCGGTGATCGAGTTCGTCACCTGCGTGATCTGTTGCGTGCGAGTCTGCGCCTCGGACACCAGCGCCGCCGAGCGGGTGGATGCTTCTGTGTTGATCGCGGTGATCCGCGCCTGCGATTCGGCGGCCAGCGCCGCCACGCGGTCCTGGACCTCCTTGGCAATGGCCTGGCCGGTGGCCTGGTCGACCTGCTTGAGTTCTTCGACCTGCTCGTTCAGTCCCTGCTCCAGCTCCTCCAGCGCCTCGTCGATGCTGGGCAGCACCGTGAGCTGCACGTAGCCTGGTGCGCTGGTGTTGCCGCCCGCGTCGACCGCGCGCACCCAGTAGAGGTAGGTACCCGGCGCCTCTGTGCGGGTGAGCTGCCGGTCGGTGGGACGCGCGACCTCCACCGACTCCGCGAGGATTGGTCCACGGCTCACCAGGTAGAACGAGAGCGGTTGCGTGGTCCTGCAGTCCTGCCAGGCCAGCTCAGCCTCGTTGCGCCACACCATGCCGGTGACCACCGGCTGTGCGGGCGGCAAGATATCGATGGAAGCGGAGACCGGCACCGACCATTCGTTCGAGGTGCTGCTATGCGAGGCCCATACGCGCACCGTGCCCGCCTGCAGCCATCCCAGCGGGGCCGAAGTGGCCTTGCCCGAGAAGACCTCGTTGGCAAGCTCCCAGGTAGCTCCGACGCGGATGCTGGTCGTGCTCCAGTCGAGCAGGTCCAGCCCGACCGGCTGGTCCCAACTGGCCACGATTCCGGTCGGTGTGATCGCCAGCGACAGACCTGACACGTCCTCGGGGCGCTCGCCCTTGCCGGTGACGGTGTGTTCCACCGTGACCCAGTTGCTGGACACGTAAGGCGTCTGGAAACGCACGCGCACCTGGTACTCGGTGCGTACGCCCAGTCCGAGGATGTAGGCCTCGACGGCATCGCCAGGCAGATCCGTGGTCTGCCATTCGCCCACGGGCACCACGGTGCGCCATTGAACGCGCACGGTGCCGCCCATGCGGACAGCGGCCGAGTTAGACAGGCCCCAGGTGACATGCACGCGCACGACGGCGGTGCCGCCCTGGACGACGATCTCGTCGGCACCCGAACGCACCGAGACGTCGAAGGGCGCATCTGGTACCAGGAACGGACTGGGCAGATTCGTATTCGGCGCCGGATCAGCGCGCACCTCGTCGGCCGTGTCGTAGAAGCTCGGCTCGTCCTCGATGATCTGGAACGCAAGCGGCGAAGTGGTTGAGTAAGTCCACTCCTGGATCCGGAAGGGCTTGTTGGTGAACCCGTAGAGCGCACTCGACAGAGTGATCCGATCGCCTGGCTGCAAGTGCCATGCCGACATCTTCGGGTTGATCTGCAGGACGAAGCCGCCACGGCTCTGCTCCACCAGCGTCCGAGCAATCTGGTGCGTGCGCGCGTGCGAGCCGGTGAACGTCAGTGCCAAGTCGAGGAACTTGTCCTTCGCGTCCGCGGCACGGAAGACGGGATTTTGGTACGGGGCGTAGTCTTCGGTGACGCCGTGTCGTGCCTGGTTGACGTAGCTGCCGCGTGCGCCGTTGTAACGCTGCGTGCCAGGGTTGCAGGTCTGCGCTACCACCACGGGGCCAAGCAGATCTGTGTCGGTGAGGGCCATGACCGGAGTGGTCCATGCACCGGCAAGGATGCGCCAGACACCACCCGACTCAAGGCTGTAGCCGGCCATCGCATCTTCGATCTGTTGACGCGTCGTGTCCCGGTCTTGGTCCGTGCGGAAGATGCCGTCGCAGGTGTAAAGGCGAGCATCGTTGCCGTACGTCGGGCCGTCACTCCAAGCCTCGCTCCCATACACGACCTGGTCGCAGGCGTTCGCGGCCGCGATCAGGGAGTTCTGGTCTACCTGCTCGGGTAGCGCCATGTAGCCGGCCTCAGAGCGCAGGAAGTCGGCGAGGCAGATCGCAGGGTTGCGGGTGAACGCAACCGCGCCCGTGCGGGGGTCGTAGCAACGCTTGCCCTTCACCTTGGCGGTGAAGGTCGGCATGCCACTCTGGAAGCGTTCCAGCAACAGGTTGATGGTGATGACCAGATAGGTGAAGCCAGTCAGCTTGTGGTTCGCTGTCCAGAGCGTGGGCTGGGAGCCCATGATGAAGGGGTCCGCGAAGTCCACGCCGCCGCGCGCCAAATGCTCGCTTACGTGCACCGCGCTGCCGCCGCCGTCGACGCGGATAGTGACGTTGCCCGTCAGGCCCAGGTGGCTTTGATCGCCCATGAGAACGAAGCCTGGGAAGCCAATCGCTCCAGGAACGTTGATCGACGATCCAAGGCCGAGGACACTGGTGATGTCGCCGCCGTCCGACTTCTTGATGTTGACGATCTGCGGGTTGTAGAACTGCCCGTCTGCGCCGGTGTTCACCAGGGCGGCGTAGATGGTCTCGCTCGACGTGCCGTCGACCCCCTGCGGAATGGAAAACGACTTGACTTCGAAGGGATAGGTGATGTCGCGCGGAATGCCGTATTCGAGCTGATATGCCGGATGCTGGGCCGAGCCATAGTCGTTGAGCTGCAGGCTCTCGCCATCGATCAAAACGTCGTCGACAGCTTCGCACTCGTGGGAGGCCAGCACCAGGACGATGTGCTTGTACTGCGCCTTGTCGCCGCTGGTGAGAACGGCCTTGACGGAGCCTCCGATCGGAGCTGGCTGCCCGTAGATCACCGTCCACGGGTCATCGCCGGCAATGATCGTGGTGGTCCGATCCTGTAGGTTGGCGACGTCCTGTTGGAACTTGCGCTCTGCCGCGCGGCGCGCCTGCTTCTTGGCTTGCATCGAGCCGTAGACGCTCGAGGCGACAGAGGCGACAGTGACGATCGCGCTGATGACCGCGCCGTACGAGACGGCTACACCAGCGGCGGTGGTGAAGGCGGTCGACGCCAGGAAAGCAGTGATTGGCTCGGCGCTTGCGCTCGCGCACAGCGTGGCCAGCGCCGCGAAAACCAGCGCACCGCGAATCAGACGCGCCATGCTGCGACTCCTTGGTCAAGTGCGAGGAACTCGAGCTGCTCGTTCCCTGGGCACACGATGTGCGAGCCCGTGCAGATGCCGAAGCTGTAGCCGGACACTCGACCGATCCTCCCGCCGCTCAGCGCCAACACGACGTCGCCGCGCTGTGCCATCAGCCCGGGCAAGAAGGGGCCGAGGCGCTGCGACGCTGCCGCGATGAAGCCGCCGGCCCGCCGGATGATTCGCAGGGACGCCAGCAGACTCTTTCGGCCAAGTGCTGAGGATTCAGCGCGCAGATCGGCAAGCGGATCTTTGCCCGTCTTCTCTATCACCCAGTCAGCGGCTATATGCACGCAGTCGTGGCTGAAGTACTCAAACTGCTCGCTGCGGCGGGCTTGGATGAAGGAATCGAGGTCCGCTTTCATCGACCTTGCGCTGCCTTCACGGTTGCGGTGTGTTGCAGGTTGGCCTGCAGCCACTTGCTGATCCAGATCGCGGGATTGCCGATGATCGAAGTGAGGTACTCAAAGCCGCGCTCCCCCGGATGGCGTGCGATGTGTTGAGCGTGGTTCATTCGCAGGCCTGCGGGGTTCGCGCGCATGTCGTACGAGGCAGTCCGGCACTCCATCTGCACGGTGGCGGATGTACCGTCACGATCGATGCGCAGCTGATCCATCACACCGGCAAAGCGCAGAACCGGAGCCCCGCTGATCTGCAGCGTCTGAGCATTGAGCAGTGCGACCCAGACGCGCACCGGGCGGTCCTGATAGTCAGCGGGGTCTCCAAGCGCCAGCGCGCGGGTGCCGATGTCCACGGCGGACAGGCCGAGAGTCAGCTTTTCGGCGCCGCCGTCCTCGCTTTCGTGCAAGTCGCTGATGGAACCGAGGTTGCCCATGCCCTGCCAGGTCTGACCCATGACATCCACGGTCATCGGCCAGTTCGTGTAGCGGACCGTGCCGAAACGAAGCTGAAGCTCGACAAGCGCGAGCTGACCATAGGAGTCGGCTCCTGCTGCGGCGTGGAAGCCTGAGTTTGTTGGGAGGGACATTTCCAGCTCTGCGGTTTGGGGTCCGCGGATACTGGATGGCGCTCTCAGGGGAGGAAATCCCCCACCATATGGATCAAAACCAGTGCTCCATGAGCTCGAGGCTGAAGCCCCCCTGCACTGCGCCCTCACTCGCCCAACTGCCCGACTGCTCGTTGCGTCGCATCAGGCACGTCGGCCGGTCCCAGACCACTGCGCTGCCCGCTGATACAGCCACGCGCAGCACCGGCTCGAAGCTGACCGTGATCATTCCGTTCGCAGTGACGACTGCATCCTGCTGAACATGCAAGAGTTGGCGGTTGGAGCTGCCCTGGTTGACGCCGATCCAGTCACCGAGCCGAAGCGTCCGCCCCACTTGCCCCGTACCCGCAAGGATCTGGACTGTTCCCGCGCCTGCGGCGGTCGCCACAGCTGCGGTGAGGTTGCCTCGAAGGGTGCCCCGCGGCTGCGAGTTCAGCAGGTCCGAAACCGCGAGAAAGTTGACGCGCCCCTTCATCGAAAGGACAAGGGCGCGCCATGCCGCAGCCTGATCGAGGTCGAGCAGTTCGTTCGACACCAAGCTGCAGGTCCATCGCGGCGGGCCGTTCACTGCGACCTGTGACGACCCCGAGTCGCCTCCAGAGAACTCAAGGTCGAAGTTCTGGTGCCCAAATTGCTGCCTCTTCCAGAGGATGTTCGTCGGTAGTGTGATGATGGTCATGCCGGCAGCACCTTCAGGCGCTTTAGTTGTTCGGTGTACTGGCGCTGGTTCTCGGTAACGACGCGCTGGACGTCCTGGATCACAGCGGCGCGATCGCTCCGCGAGTCAACCTGGATGGAGGTCTGCGGCGAGAACACAATCGACGGACCGGCAGCGGCGGACACGCGGCCTGCCGGATTGCTGGTCATCGAAGGGCCGGCCGTGAGCGGCACGAAGCCGCCCTCGGCGTACTGGTTGAGGCTATTCAGGAAGCCGAGGCCCAGCTTGCTGGTCGACTCCTTGTTGATTACGAACTCGCCGCCGTGCACAACGCCCTTCGGCGCGTACTTCCCGCCCACACCGGTGAAACCTCCCCCATCGAAGGGCGGTAGGAGGCTCGCGATGTTTGCAACACCTGCGCCGTAGCCGCCGATCGCCGAAGCGGCGGCCGCGCCAGTGCCAATACCAATCGTCGAGGTGATGCTGGAACCGCCCCCAAAGAACCCGGCCACAAGGCTGCCAATGGTTCCAAGGCTGCCAAGGAGCCCGCCCCCGCCCGAATTGGAGCCACCACCGCCGGCGGCGCTCCTCAGGGAGTTCATCAGATCTCGCGCAAGTCCCTTGACCGCATCTCCCACGAAGGCGTCATAGAAGGCATCAACCAGTGCACCCATCACCGTCTTCTGCAAGGTCTTGCCGAAGTTGGTCAGAGCGGTCGCGTCCCCGGTCAGACCTGCCGTCAAGGCGTCCTTGATCGACCCCTCCATCGTGCTGGCAAGCCGCTTGGCGGTGTCCTGCCATTTCTTACCGTCGAACTCGTCCCCAAGCGCGCCGCGCAACTGGCCACTTGAGGCGTCGAAGAACAAGCGGCCTCCGGCGATCTGGTCTTCCAGCTTGGCACGCAGCGGTGCCGTTCCCGGGCTGTCGAACGCCCCGGCGGCGATCTGCTCACGCAGCAGTCGCTCCTTGTCAGCCAGCTTTCGCTCCTGTTCGCCAAGGATCCGCAGCGTCTCGGTCTGGATGAATAGCTCGCGCTCGCTGAGCTCGATGCCCGAGCCCTTCACCCGTGCCTTTTCGATCTCCTGACGAATGCGCTCCTGCGCGATCGCGCCCTCCTTCTCCTCGTTCTTCAGCGTCTCGCTGGTCGGCTTAACGAGATCGGTCAGCGCCTTGGCACGAGCAATGGCCTGGTCAGCAAGGAGTTTGGAGACCTGCAGGTCCGCCTTCTGCAGGTCCTGCTCCGAGGATGTGATGTCGTTCTTCAGCGCGTCGCCGGTGTCGGGGAGCCCGGCCTTCGATCGCGCCGCAGCCTTCGCGCGGAGGTCCGACAGGCCCTGTGCAACGACGTCCCGCTCAGCCTGAGCAACCTTCAGGCGGGCTGCGGACTGCTCGCCCTGAATCGCAGTCATCTGGGCCTGGTAGCTCTTGAAGTCGGTGAGCCCGCGGTCATAGCTGGTCTCCAGCGCGGAGAGCCGCACGCGAGTGGACTCGTCCACAGCGTCTGCCTCTAGCCGCTGGCCGGCCAACTTCAAATCGAGCGCCTTCTTCTCGTTCTTGTAGTCCTCGTTGGCAGCTCGGCGCGCAGCCGCATCGGCGCCACGGTCCGCGCCGGATTTGTAGTCGCGCGTACCAGTAGCAAGGCTGGCCTGGATTGCCCGCGCGTGCTGGGACGCCTGATCGACCTGAAGCTGCCGCTGGCGCTTCTGCTCCTGCTCGGTCGCGTACTCGAGGCCAATGGACTTGGTCGCCTTCTGGCGCACCATCTCAAGGTTCTGGGTGGCCTCGTCGTAACGCTTGACTTGACCGTCCAGGTTGTTGAAGCCCTTTTGCACGAAGCCGGGTTGTCCGCGCGCGGCGGAGAGGCGCGAGCGCGCATCGACGATGTCGAAGGCTCCCCAGTCCTTGTCGTACTTGGCGCGGGCGTCGGAGTAGTTGCTCTTGGCCGAGTTGTCGCCAGCTTTGTCCACACTCTGCAGGCCGAGCTGCTTCGCAAGCTCGTTGTTGCTCTTCACCAGAGTGACGTAGTAGGACTCTTGCTTCTTGATGATCGTGTCGATGTTCGCCGCTGCCGTGTCGTAGGTCCCTTTGTTCGTCAGGGCGCCGTACAGCACATACAGCGCAGTGCCCGCGGCTGCCACCGTCAGGCCCACCGCGCCGAAGCGAGCGAGAGTGCCAAGCAGGGTCGCCGCCCCCCCTGCGGCGCCGCCGGCGGCCATTCCGATAGTTCCCAGCGCGGTAGCTGCTTGGGTCGCGATCGGGAAGATCTTGCCGACCACACTCAGCACCGGGCCGGCGGTGGCGCCCAGCGACAGGATGCCTGCCGCGTAGCCCGCTGGGCCAGTCAGAAGGTCGATGGCCTTGACGGCGATGGTGACCAGCGATGTGAACCCCTGCACCAAAGTCGAGACAGCGCCGATGAACTCCGGCGATGCAACGACATCCTTGAGTTCCTGCAGCGCCCCGCGCAGTTGGGCGGACCCCGCAGCACCCGCCTCGGCGAGCGACGAGTCAAGGGTCGCGCGCAGCCGCTTGAGGTCGCCCTCGACGCTGTCCATGAGCTCCTCGTTGGCCTTCGTGACGAACCCCTTGGAATCGCCGAGCTTCTGCTTGATCTCAGCCAGGTCCTGGTCGGTCGTGCCAAGCAGGGCCGCCAGCAGTTTCTCGCCGCGGTTGTTGGTCAGGTCAGCGATCAGTTGCTTTTGCGCCTTGGGCGCGAAGTCGGCCAGCTTCGCACGCAGCTCGGGGAGGATCTGCGCGAAGAGGTCCTTGGTTTGCCCGGTGTTCGTGTCGAAGGCATCGAACTTGATGGAGTCCGCTGCCTTTTTTGCACGGCCGTGCGGGTTCGCAAGGTCGCGCATCATGTTCGTCAGCGACGTACCAGCCGCCGAGCCGACGATGTTGCGCTTCGCAAGCACGACCATGGCCGTGGAGGCGTCCTCGATGCTGAGGTGGAACTGCTCGGCCACCGTCGATGCCTGCTTCATCGACTCGGCCATGCGGTCGACACTGGTGTTGGAGATCGCGCCTGCCTTGGCCAGCACGTCACCTACACGTTCCATGTCCGAAAGCTCAAGGCCGAAGGCGTGTACAGCGCCAGTCAGCGTCTCGGTCGCGTTGGCCACGCCGAGTTCGCCCACTGTTGCAACCTTCAGCACGGTGGGCAGGGCCGTGAGCGCCTCGCGCGCATCAAGACCGCTCTGCGCCAGCAACCGCATGCCCTTGGCGGCCTCGAGCGGGTCGTAGCCGGCATTCGCCGCGGTTGCGCCCAGTTGGCCCCGCACCGACGCCTCGGACATTCCCATGCCCCCCTCTTCGAGAGCCTTCACGAACTTGATCTGGTACTCCAGATCCTTGTAGTCCTTGATGGCCTCCTTCACAGACGACGCTGCCAGGAAGGCCGTGGTGAGAGGAATCAGGGATCCGTAGGTGAGGAACAGTGCGTTCGCCGCGCCGGCGACACCACGCATTGCGGAGTGCACTTCGCGCTGGTTGGCCGCGAGCAGCTTGGACTCGGCCGCCAGCTGCGCAGCCGAGCCACGCGCTGCCAGCTGCTTGGCATTGAGCTGGTCGTGGGCGTCGCGAAGGCGGCCGAGGTCCGCGCTCGCGGCCACGGCCGCAGCGCCGTAGCGCCGCACTGCCTCCTCTGAGCCCATCCCGCCGTCCAGCGCATTCGAGACGATCGTTGCGCGCCGCAGTTGGGTGACCCGACTGGCAGCCTGAAACCGCGCGTCTTGGTCGGTGCCGCGATTGCGCGCTGACTCGACGGCAGCGCGCTGGGCTTGCTCCGACTTCATCATGCGTGTTCGGAACGCGTAGGTACGATTGGCGTCGACCTGCTCCTGCGCGGCGGAGCGGCGCTGCTCGGCCTGGCTGCTGCGGTAGTAGTTCTGTCCCAGCTGGTATGTGCGATTGGCGTCGGCCTGCTCCGCGCGCGCGGCAGTGCGCTGTTCGGTCGCGAGGGAGCGGGCGTAGCTGACGCGGCTGCGGTAGGTCTCGTTGGATTGCTTTTGCGCTTGGGCAAGGTCTGCCGCCTGCGCCTTCGCTCCGTCGCTGGACGCCTTGTCAATCGACTTCTGCCAGGCCAGGCGACTACGGTAGGTGTCGTTCGCGACCTTTTGCGCCTCGCGCATTGCAGCCTGCTCGACTTGGATCTGGGAGGTCATGCGCGCGCCGGTCGCGCTCATCACGCGCGACGTCTCGGCCAGCACATCTTGGATCGAATCCAGACCCTTGCCGCTCACAGCACCGCTGAGTCCATTCGCAAAGGACAGGCGCGGTGCGGAGATTCGGATCTTCGCCTTCGACACCTCCTCTTCCACGCTCACGGCAAACTGCTTGCCGATCGCATTGCCGGCGACCTTGGCTTTACCGGTGGCCTCCTTGCCCGCGCGATCCACAGCACTCGTGACGCCCGTCACGAACTTCTGCATGTCGCTCGAGGTCGACGACGCAAGGGTCTTCAGCGTGGTGATGAGGCCGCGCGTCTCCTTGTTCAGGCGGTCAAGGTTCGCTTCGTCCAGCCGATCGACCGCGGCCCGCAGCTGCTTCAGCGCGTCGAGGGCGGGCTTCGCTGCTTCCTGCAGCGGCCCGCCATCCAGTCCAATCTTGATGTCGTCGCTCATCGCGTCGGTCAGCTCTTGTTGTTGTTCTTGCTGCCCTTGCCGGGCGAGCTGCTCGAGGGGTTCTTGTCAGCCCAATGGCCGAGGTACACCTGGTCAAGCAGTTGAATCAGGCGCAGATACTTGGACCTGTCGGCTTGCGACGCAATCCCCTGGAACGAAACGAAAGCCCAGATCTCCGCAATGGAGATCGGGTTGGGAGCTGCAGTACCGAAAGTGCGTGCTGCGTGGAGCGAATAGAAGGCGTCCGCGAATGGGACGTCTGTGACCCTGAGCTTGGGCCGGCTGAGGAGCGCCGGAGGCTTAAAACCTGTCCTCCGCGCGCGCTCCTCAAGAACCTTGACGTGGCCGCCCCACTTGAGTTGCCACGTCAGGTGCGCGCTTAGGCGTTTCCCAGGTCTTTCTCGGCCTTGGCCTTGAAGGCTTCGAAGTTGTCGGCGAAGCCCGACACCTTCTTGCGGAAGTCTTTGACGGCAAGCAGCTTGCGCGCGTTCTCGATCGAGTACGGCAGCGGCTCGCCCTTGAAAGTCAGTCCTTCCCAGCCCAGCAGGATGGTGTTGGCCATCACATCGACGAACACAATCTCGGCGGCCTGCTCGTCTTCCTTGGTCGTACCGCCCAGGTCGATGCCCGAGGCCTCGAGCTTCTTGCGGAGCACATGCACGTAGTTCTCGTTGCCCGCGCGCGCGATAAGGACCCTGGCGGACTTACTCAAAGGGAACCAGGCGCCCTCGAGTTCCTTTTTCTCGTCGGTGGCAAAGTTGTCGAAGATATCCATTTTGTTTTCTTTTTGCGAGAGATGAAAAAGCCCAACAGGGCTTGAGGTCCTTGGGGCAGCTCAAAGGCTGCCCCAGCGGATTGATTACGGCGCTGCGAGCGCTCGGGTGATGCGGATGCCCCGCTGAGTCGCCGCGTCGTAGAAGGCGTCGAACGGTAGGTCGAGCATCACGTCTTCACTGTTGCTTCCAGGGTTCAGGCCGCCGTCTCGGAACATGACCTTGTCCAGTTCAATCAGGTAGCCGTTGCCGGCCGCGTCGCAGAAACCCACGGTGAGGCTCGTGCGAACGCCGTCGAGCCACTTCTTGTAGTAGCTGGTGTCCTGGAAGTAAACCTGCATCGAACCCGTGATCTCGAGCTCGCCCAGGCCGACGCCAGCGTTGCCGTATACGCCAACAGCTTTCTGGCCGCGCGCGTTGTTGTTCACGCTCAACGACAGGCTCTTGATGAACGATCCATTGGCAAGCAGGTTCGTGCCGTTCTCGTAGACAGTGCCTACGTCCGTCACGGCATTCATCACCTCGTTCGCCTTGGAGGGCACCGGCACGCCAGGCAGGTAGGTCGCACCGTCACGAGCATCGTGGCTCGAACCGATGAACCCGAAGGAGCCCGTGATGATGGAACCCACCTCGACGCTGAGCTCAAGGGTGTTCGGCTCCATTCCGGTGTACAGCAGGCGGGAGTTCACGTCGGTCAAGGAATGCTCGAATGAGAACGTCTTGCGCGCGGCTCCATTGACGACGATCGACTGGGCGATGGACGAACCAGCTAGGTCAGCGGCGAGCAGGCCGGGTGCGACGATCGGTGTCGCCGGGTCCACCGCAAGGCTCGTCGCAGTCGACCCCGCACCCACCTTGAACCAGGCGTCGGCGAAGTACGCCTTGACGGTGGCACTCGCGGTCGGGCCGGGCAGCACCTTGAACCAGCTGCCCACGGTCAGCGCGCTGAAGGCCGAGCTGGCTGTCGGCGCAACAGCTGCTTTCACCGAGTTCGCCGTGGTCTGCATCGCGAAGGCGGAGCCGAGGCCTGATGCGCCGTAGTGGGCGAAGGTGCCGCCGACGATGGACTCCAGGAACGGGTCGTACTCGGCTGCCGACAGCTCGAAGTTGAATCCGCCGTCGACGTTCTGGTCGACTCGAGTACTGCCCGTCGACATGCGATTAACGTTTACCTCGCTCGACTTGACGGTTTCCACCGTCGCCTTCATGGTGGGCTCCATCATGCGCAGGTTGACGGCGTTGCCGGCAGTCGGGACTTTGCCGCGTACGGTCTCTGGGATATAGCGCAGCTGGCCAAACGATCCAGAAGCAAAAGTCATTGAGTGCTCCGCGAAATTCTTGTTCTTGTGCGGAGCAGACTAGGGAGGGGATTTCCAAAACGGAATCCCCCTGTGCATTAAGCGTCGTCGAGCGTGAACGGCGTGATCAGGCCGGCCTTGTACCAGCCATCAACATCGGTCGGAATGGTGCGCTGGGGCATATAGAGAACAGCGGCGCCAAGCCTGCGCGAGCGCATGAGTTCCTTGATCGAATCAAGCACCTCGTCGGGCTGCGCTGTCCCCTCCCCCTGCCGGTAGAAGACGTTGGTGGCAACGACGCCCGTGTGCCTGCCGCGCGGGCGCTCGCCCACCGTGACGAACTTCGATCCGTACCAGCGGATGGAGCAGTCGATCCAGATCGGGCCCACCGTCTGCTCGTCGGGCACGGGCCCGTTCTCGTAGAACGCATTGATGCGCGGGAAATTGTTGACGCGCCAGGCCTCGAGTGCTTCCTGCGCATCCTTCCGAAACTGCTCGGTGGCCATGTGTTTTCCTAGAAATTCGAGTTGATCTCGCCGATCGGCATGGACCCGGCTTCAAGCAGGCCCTCGGCGATCAGCACAGCACTCTCCATCGCCGTCTCATAGGGCCTGTTCTGCCAGCGCAGCTTGGACGCCCAGTAGCCCGGTTCCTGGAGATCTGCGAGGTAGGCCGGGCTCGATTTACCGCCGTCTTTGTCGCCGCGGGTGGAATTGGTTATGAAGACTTTGTCTCCCCGCCGGATCTTGCGCAGCACATAGCGGGCGCGCATGAGCGCTTCGGAAGCCCACTTCATGTCGCCCTTCTCGCGTGCGAGCTTGTTGTTGACGTAGCCCGCGCCGGTGAGCTCGAGTTCGTCACCCATGCCGGCGTCGAATGAGAGGTCGGGCGCGTTGATGCCGAGATTCCAGTTCGCCACGGCGCGGCCAGAGTACTGGGGCGTCTGCATGACGATGCGCTCGAAGATCTGCCAAACGACTTGGCGGAAGAGGGCCACTGGCGCGTCTTCCACGCGCTGGATGGCAGCCTGAAGGCTTCGCTGCACGCCCACGCGGTTCTTCACCATCCCCACGTCAGCTCCTGCGCACGTGGGCGGTGACGGCGCCCTCGATCTCATTCACCGCAAGCACGCTGAGGCTGGCCCCTTCGAACTTAATGCGCGAAGAGGTATCGACCTCCACTCCCTCCGGCAGCGCCAGCGTGAAGTCCCCCTCCTTGTGCCGCGCATCAAGTTGCGCGTCGTAGCGGAATAGGTTCTGCCAACGGACGCGCAACGCCCTCGCGTTGGTCGCGGGTCCGAGCGAATACGCGCCAACAGCCGGACTGTAGGTTCGGCTCTGCAACGTGACCTCGAGCGGCTCGACCTGGTCAAGCCTCGTGGCGGTGACGCCCACGAAGTCAGACGGGAGCCGGCGCGCTGAGGTCGTGATGTACGCGACTCCCTGGCGCCAGAGCACTCGGTGGGGCGCGATTGCGGTGCCGAGCGGCAGGATTACCTCGAAGACGTTGGCCACGTCCGATGATTCGCCCTCCTCTTTTGCATCCTTGGCCCAGGAAGCGAAGCCGTAGACCGTCTCCTGTGGGCTGCCGTCCAGGAACTGGGAGATCGTGCCAACGTTGAACTGGCCGTCCGCGCTCTGCAGCACGTACTTGACGCGATGAGCCTCGTTCAGACCGTCGATCGAAGGCTCCCCGGCCACGACGTAAGTTGCACCGAAAACGCGGATGCATCGGTGGGCCGGAATGGCCGTGCCGGGGGCAACGGAAAGCACCCGGCGGTAGGCGACCATCGCGTCGCGCTTGCTGTCGTCATAGGGGTCGACCTGGGCAAGGAAGAGGAACGCGCCCGTGTAGGCGTCGAGCACCTCGGTCCGATCGAAGTAAGAGGAGGCGGCGGCAAGGCTCATCATGGCGGTCAGCCCGTGACCGGGTCGTAGGACCGCGTGGCTGCAATAAAGGCAAGCGGCGCGCGCGGGGCCGCCGCGGGCGTCTGCGTCAGCGCGGCGAGAGAGGCAAGCAGGCTCGAGCGCGAGGCGAGGTACATGGCCTCCACGCGCGCGAGCGTCTCTTTGTAGGGTGCGTCTGCGAAACGGGACACGGATGCTTTCCCGTCGCCCACGTCTTTGGGCATCATGCTGGCGAGCGAAACGCCGACCTGGCGCGCGCTGGCGTAGGCGCTGAAGAGCTTTGTGGCGTCGAGCACGCCTTTCTCGAATTCGGTGCGCTGATCCGCAGGTTTGCTCGCGATGAGAGAAAAAGAGGCAGGCAAAGACGTCGCGACCTTCGTCAATTCGCGTACCAGTCCGAACTCGTAGATCGGCAGGTTCAGGACCGCGTCAGGCAGTTCTATCGCGTTGACCCCAAGGGTCGCGCGAACCTCTGCGTTTTCACAGTAAGGCGTCAGTGCCATGCCAAAAGCTCCCGCAAAGGATCAGGTTTCGCTTGGCACGATGGCCAGCTTGCCAGCCAACAGCTGGAGGGAAATGAACGCATCGATTTCGGCCGTGACAGGCGCTGCGCCGAACACATCGCTGTTGTGCAGGTGATGGAGCGGGCCGTGTACGGACACGAGTGCGACGACGTCGCCGATTCCCCAGCCGATCAGCTGGCCAATGCTTTCGGCTGCAGGGACTGCGGGCTTGTCGCCCTGATTTGCCTCTGCTGAAGCAGCGGCTTGTTCGTCGGCGCCAGGTGCGGCGCGCAGTTCGGTGGACGCGATCGGCAAGGTCGTGCTGATGCCGTCGCTTTGGGCGGAAAGGGCCGAAGCTTCGACAGTTGCTGTCGCTGGGGTCGCGGCGAGCGCTGGGGCGGAGGTGTTCTTTCGGGACATCGGAGTACTCCTGTTACGGATGGAGAAAGGCGCCGGCCAGCGAACCGACCGGCGCCCTACTGTTGAGCCTGAACTGTTTAGGTGAGCGTCAGGACTTCGAACGCCTCATCGAACAGGCGGTACAGGAGCTCGCCCTTGTCGACGCGCATCGCGGTCGAGCGCTTGAGCACGAACTGCTCGATGGCGCTGTACTCAGCGGTCAGCGACTTGACGCGGTGCACGGCGTAGCGCGTGTCCAGGCCCATGATCGTGCCGGCCGGCCAGTTGGGGTCATTCGTCAGGAAGATCTTGACGGTCGAGGTCCAGCTCGGGTTGATCACCTGCATCAGGGTGTCGATGCGAGGGCTGTTCGGGTTGTCGTTCTGATTGGTCGGCTTGCCTTCGCGCTTCTCGATCGCCATAGCGCCGTCCAGGTCGGTCACGACCAGGTTGATCGTGCGCTTGTGGGCATTGCGAGCCAGCCACTTGATCCATGCGGTCTGGGTCAGCTTGCCGGCCGTCGCGGCAGCATCCAGCGAGCTGGCGGCAACGACCTTGCCGGCGATCGACGACAAGGCGGCGATGGCGTAGTCGGAGTCGCCGTTCAGGAACGACAGGATGTAGCCGTAGGCCTTCTCGTTCGACTCGACGGCGGCTTGGCGACCAACCGCCAGGCCCACCAGGTCAAGCGTGGTGCTTCGCTGCGCTTGCTCCGAGATCTCCATGCCAATAGCCCAACTGGGGATCTTGCGCGAAACGTCGGACGCGGTGATCGTCAGCATGGACTGCGGCAGGGCCAGCTGACCAACCGGCGCGCTACGTGCGGCTTCGGGGTTGCTGAAGTTCAGCACCGGGCGCTCGAACTTATCGCTCGAGATGCTGTCGTCCACTGCGATCATCAGATCCAAGCCGGTGACGCTGGTCTTCAGGTCGGTGGCCAGCTTGTCCTCGATCACGCCCAGGATCACGGCCGGGAACAGGATGCGAGAGGCCGGCACACCTTCCTTGGTGATTGCGGCAGCGTCCTGCTTGGGGTTCAGCACTTCGCCAACTGTAGAAGGGCGGATGCCGAATTCCTTGTTGCCCTTCACAAAGATCCCGGTCTGCTCGCACAACTGCTCGAAGGGGCTGCCGTGCTTGGCGGCGTCGGTCGGGAACTGCGTGGCGAGGTATTGCGGCACGGTCTGACCTGCATCGGCCGCGGCCTTGTAAGTGTGAAGGCCGATGTCGATCGCCTGGTTCTTTCCAGCTGCGTCGATGAAAACGAGTTCTTTGCCCACTTTTTTCTCCTTGTTCTGTGGGTTGTTGATCAGACGCGTTCGATGACCGCGACCTGGCCAGGTGCGCCGGAGCCCTTCAGCGCGACGACGCGCCAGAGGAACGACAGGGTTTCCTTCCCGCCGGTTGCCTTGCAGACACGAGGGTGGCCCGTCAGCTTGGTGCCGCGTGCGGTGACGGTACCGGCGACCACGAAGTCGTTGATCGCGATGGCGCCGGTGCCCGGGGTGGCTTGCAAGCCGTCCAGCGTCACGGTCTTGCGGCCTTCGTCCTGGATGGTGCCCAGCTTGAAGCCGTCGTACAGCGCGCCACCGGCTTCATCGGCCGAAACCAGAAAGCCTTCGATCTCGTCGCCTGCGGCGCAGAGGCCGTACTGGCTGTCGCCCTTCAGTTTGACGAACTTGTTGACGTCGGCGTCGGACAGCTGATTGGCCGTACCGGTGCCGTCGGCGGTACGAACGGTCTTGTTCGTGTCGTACGGACGGATCAGCTCGTTGAGTTGGAACTTCGCCATGTTTTTCTCCTTATTTGAGGCGAGTGGCTTCGATGCGGGCCATGCGCGCCGGATCGGCCGGAGCGCTATTGCCCTCTTTGTCGGATGGAGGGACTGCGGAGACCGCAGCCACACCACCCGCCTTGAACTTCTGTTCGAACTGCGCACGCAACGTGTCGTGTGCGGTGAGCAGTTCGGTGTCGCTCATCGCCTCAGCGCTGCCGGCGGCGTGGCCCAGGGCGACGCGCATGCGCCCCACCGAAGCGACGGTGATGGCGCGCATGGCGGTGGTCGAGGCCGAAAGCGAGTCACTCGCAGCCTTGGCGTCGCGCGCTTGGATCGTGAGGTCGGTGATTTGGGTCTGGGCCGTCGCCAGTTGACCCTGCAGATAGGCCACCACCGCGTCTTGCGAAGGAACAGCGGCGACAGCAGCGATCACTGCGGTTGCGTCGGCCGGAACTCCACCACCTTCAGCACCAGTTCCTGGTGCGCCGCCCCCGGCAGCAGGGGCGCCGGCGGGTGCGCCGGTAGCGTCGACGCTCGCGGCTGCGGCGCCTTCAGCTGCAACGGCGCCTTCGGCGATTGCAGCGATCTGAGCTTCGGTGAGTGCGTTTTTCAAGGTGGTTCCTTCTGAATGCGCGCCATACTGGGAAGGCTTCAAATCGGTGGCAATCCCTCCCCCAATGTTTTCCTTCGCATTGGCTTTTTCGGCCTTGCCGATCACAGAGTCGAAGGTGCCAATAGCGTCGACAAGACCCACCTCCTTCGCGCGCTCGCCGGGGAACACACGGCCCTGAGCCATCTTGGTGTCGGCAAGCTGGTAGGCCACGCCGCGGTGGTCCGCGACGTGCTGGACGAAGAGCGAGTAGCTGTGGTCGACGCTCGCCTGCAGCTCGTCCTTCGCAAGCTCGCTGAGCGCCTCGTAGGGGTTGCCGAGGGCCTTGTATTTGCCCGCGCGGATGACGGTCGGCTTGATGCCGGCGATTTCCATCATCTTGCTCATCTCCTGGTGCACGACGAGCACGCCGACCGAACCGGCCTCGGCGGACTTGGAGATGGTGATGTGGCGCGCGCTCGCGCCGAGCGCATAGGCCGCCGACATCATTGCGCTGTCGCTGAATGCGGTCACGGGCTTGAGCTTCTTGTCGATGCTGGCGATCAGGTCGGCCGTGTCGAACATGCCCGAAACCGCGCCACCACCAGAAGCGATGTCCAGCACGATGCTTTTGATCGATTGGTCGTTCGCCGCGTGGACAAGTGCCTGGCGAATCTCCGGGTAGCCGCAGAAGCCGAGATACGCGTTGATCCAGCTCGCGCTGTTGTTCAGCGGTCCGGCGATGCGGATGGTCGCCACGCCATCGGACACGCGCAGCAGACGCGGCAACTCCTCGGCGGATTGGCTGTGCGGAGCGTAAGCGCCCTTCTCCGGACGCTGGCCGGCATTGGCCATGATCTCGCTGAGGGACGCGTCCATCGCAATCTTGCGCAACTGCAACAGGTAAGTCGCGAGCGAGTCCTCGGTGCCGGCCCAGAGCTTCAGGTCAAAAATATCCATGGTCACTTCACCCTCTTGGCGGCGGGCGCCTTGTTGTTGGAGTTGTCGGACTGCTTGCCCTTGTTGTTCTTCGGGGTGTCGGGCTCAAGGTCTTGGCCAAGCGCGCCCGTGTTGCTGGTCGGCGCAGCAATCGGGTCGGTGGAGCCAGCCTTGAAGAAGGTGCCACTGAGCTTTGGCGCGCCCGCGGGCGGCAGCTGTCCGGTGAGACGGATCGAGGCTTCCTCATCGGAAATCATTCCGATGGACAGCTGCTCGAGCACGCGCGATTGCTTCATAGCGCGGAAGGCCTCGAGCTCGCTGTCGGGCCGCAGATCCACGCGGTCGAAGCCGAAGACGACGTAGACGTCGTGGCCGAGTAGGCGCACGCCCAGCGTGAGGGCGCGAGAAATGATCGAGTTCACCTTGTTCTGCACGCCCTCGCAGTAGCGAGCGAAGAGCGCACTCTCGGTCGAGGCGACGTTTTGCGAGCCGGAGCCGTGGCCTAACACGGCCGGCGGCGCCTTGGCGCCCGTGGCCATCTTGGCGTTGTTGATCGCCTGAATGACCTCGTACTCCTTGTTCAACGTGACGTTTCCGTTGTTCAGGTAGTCGAATTCGACCGAGTCGAAGTGCACCAGCGCGTCATCCGGCTCGAGGCCGTTGACTGTGTCCGAGACCGCCTGGATGAAGGCGTCTGTCCACTCCTGCATCTTGTCGGCATCGCCAGTTATCTCCGGCGGCATCGAGTCCCTGAACTTCTCGAAATCGATCTTGGCGTCGAGGCGTGGGTGCAACGACCTCTTGATCACGCGGCGAACGTCATTCTGGAACTCGGTGTCGGCAAGTACCGCCTGCAGCGCCGCCTCCATCGGAGAGTCCGAATACGCCTGCAGCAGGTCCTGGTCGAGTGCTTCGTAGAAGAACGTGGCGATGTCCAGAGAGATGTCACCCACCGTCGCCTTCTGCACCGGGTAGGTGTATCCGGTGTTGTCCTCCATGAACTCGATCTGCGTCGTTGACACTGGCACGAGGCGGTTCGGCAGGCGCGCCTTGTCGAGCACCAGCTCGAGGGAGCACGAGCCGTACAGGCGCAGCTCCTTGGTCAGGGACTCCGCAATCGAATGGATCGAAGACACGCCGCTGAATCCGTCGACGTAGTCGGTCAGGTAGTTGAAGCGGGCGAGGAGCTGCTGAACGGCGGACGTCGCCTCAGGGTTCGGCGTGCCGTCCTGATTGCGCGCCACCGCCGTGAACTCGCGTGTAACGACCATGCGCTGATAGGCCCAGACGCTCGCCGACAGGTCGGGCGAGACCTGAGCTAGGTCGTGGATGGTCGACTTGGTGCTGGTACCGTTGCGCAGCGTCAGCAGGTCGAGGTTGGCAGTGCGTCGGTCGGTTGCGGTTAGCCGCTGATCACCATTGGACGTGCGCGAGCGTTTCGAGAAGCTCTGCTGCGCCTGCGGCTTTGTCGGGACCTTCGGCTCAACGATCGGTGGCAGCTGGCCGGCGCCCATCTGCTCGAGAGTGGGCTCGGCGCGCAGGGTGGCCGGCTGTACGCGGCCGAACATGCCAGAGACGATTTTTTTGAGGCCGAAAAGCATGGCCGGCAGACTGGAGGCCTACCGCTTCGAAATCTATCCCCGGGTGGATCGCCCGTATCATCTTCGGATGACTGACATCGACCAGAGTCTCTCGACCAATACTTATGCGGCACTGCAGCGCCTCACCGTAGTCTCAGCCTCGCTCTGCGACGCTGTGAAAGGGGCGCCTTCCGCTGAGCACGATTTAGACGCTCAACCCTTTATCGTTGAGAACGGTGAAATCCGCATCCCTATTGCCCGCGCGATGCTGCTCACTCGGCAAAGGCCAATCTCTTGGCGCGCGGGCAATCCGATTCCGTCAGCGCTTGAGTGGAACTTCTATCTGCCAGACGATGAAGATCCTTCGCACTTGAAGCGCATCGGTCATCTTTATGTAGTTCCCAGCGGACCAACCTCTTTCGATATCCGAAAGGGCACGGCCCCTGCCGACGCCCACCAATTGACGACGCCACTTCATCCAGATTTTCTGATGGATCTAAGGGCGTGGATTGCCTGCCGCCTGCACGAGATCGGTCACTTCTTGCCCAGCTCAACCTAGACCTGTCCCCTGCTTCGCACCAGCCGGCGCCTTCAGCTTGAAGGTGCCCACCATCGGCGCCATGCCGAAACCGCGCGACGCCGCCACACGGATCTGCGCGGCTAGCCAGGTGTAGAGCAGCGCGTAGTGGAAGTGATCGTCGCCGTTGCTCGGCTTGTTCCACACCGACAGCTGCCCGTCTTCCGTCACCTTCTTTGAGCGCTTCGAGGCCGTCAACTGCGCCTTGATGTCCGGCAGGTCCGCCGTCTTGCGGATCAGGATCTTGCCGGCGCGCAGTTCATCCAGGAGCAGGTCAAGGGCTGCGTGCTTGTTGACCGAGATCTGGCGTAGCGCCGTCTTGCCCTCCTTCTCGTTCTGCTCGCGCGACACCGTGTCGTAGATCGCGATGCCCTTCTTCGTGACGAAATAGGCCGCGAACAGGTTGCGATCGGTCTGCTGCAGGTTCAGCAGCGTCTCGACGTACGGCTGGGCATCGAGCACCTTCGAGGTGACCCGGTACTGCCGCGACAGCTCCGCATAGCGGCGGCGGAAGTCTCCGATGGGGATCTGCTCCGTGTGCACGATCACCAGCTCTTCCTTCGAGGTGATCCCCGCAACGAAGATCCGACAGATCAACCCCATGTCGCCGCCGATGACGTGCGTCGAGAACGGCGACGTGTCCATCTCGATCAGTGCGTTGTCAACGTCCTGAGGCGTGATGCCCGAGTCGGCGTCCTCGGCTGTCAGGCCCAGGTTGAAATTTACGAAGTCGGCCCAGCGCGCGTAGCTTGTGCTCGCCTGCACCAGGTAGGAGATCGGGATCACGTTCGGCGCATCGAAGGGCTGCACCTGGTAGCCGGCCGCAAGGTGTCGCTCCAGCGAGTTTTCCACTACCCACTCACGGTTCTCCGGCTGCAGGCTCGGCGCTTTGCCGCAGTGCGGGCACAGCAGCACAGCCTCTTCCCAACGGATGCGAGCTAACGTGGCCTTCGTGATCTTGCGCAGCTCGTCGTCGTAGCCGGGGATCTTGACGTGGTCGAGGTAGCTCGGGCAGAACTGGTGACCGCAGTGATGGCACTTCACGAAGTTCCAGTGCCGGCGGCTATCCTGGAACGCCGCGTCGATCGGGTCGCCTGGGTATGTCGGCGTCGACAGGTAGATGCGAATTTTGTGCGGCGAGTGCGTCAAGCGCGACTGAAACTGGCCCGCGATTTCCTGGTTGGCAAAGCTGTACTCGTCGAAGATCACCGCGTCGGCAGCCACCGAGATCGCAGCGGTGTCAGAGCTGGCGCCGCGGAAGTACAGGAAACCGCCGGCGCCGAGTTGCTTCACCTCGGCCGAGTCCGCCCCATCGCTGTTGCGCACGGCGGACCGAAGGAACGGCGACCCGTTGATGATCGGGTTCAGCCGCGTCTTCACGTACATCTGGCTGAACGACGCCGTGGGGAAGACATAGATCAGGCTGAAGTTCTGCATGATCGACACCAACCCGAGCGCCAGGCGCAGCGAGGTCTCAGACATGCCCACCTGCGAGCACTTGCGGATCACGATGATCTGCGACTCGTCGCTGAGGATTCGCTCCTGGAACTCGTGATCTTTGAAGCTGTACGGCTTGCCGTTGATGAAGGTCTCCGTCTCGACCCACTTGGCGAGATCCTTGCGCGTTAGCTTCCCGGACGTCGCCATCCGGATGCGTTGAACATGGCGTTTCCAGAGCTCGTCACTCACCGCGGCGCCCGGCCCTCGCCGGCCTCGTACAGCTCCAGGAACTTCGCTTGGGCAACGGTCGGTAGCTGCTGCAGCGACTCGATGAGGTAGCCCTCGATCCGCTTGAGGCGCTCGCTGGTGTAGACCTCAGTCTGCAGCTTCGCCAGTTGCGAAATGATTGCAGCAACCGCGTTTGCTACCTGCGCCCGTTGATTCGGTGGGACGTCATCGTCCTTCAGCACGTCAGACTGCAGGCGCTGCGTCTGCAGCATCTGCAGCACGAGCTCGCGGTTCAGGTCGACGTCGGCGAGATCCTTGACGGGGAGCTTCTCGTCGATCTGGGCCCGCAGCTCGAGCAACTCAGCCACCGGCATGCCCGTCAGTTTGACCTGGAGGCTATGCGTGGCGGCGCGCGGCTGGTTTTGTCCACCGCCTGATTGCGGTGGGAGGCTAGGGAGGCCCATCTCGTTCGCGTTGATCGCGGCTTCTTGTTGTTCTGTACCTCGAAACTAGCTGCTCGAAGCTGCGGAACGCAATTCCCCCCTACATTGGAGGCAGGACTCACCAGGGAACCAGATTCGCAATGAAATCCACACCGCAAACCGATACCAGCGTTGAGCAGCCCTCCACCGAAATGCCCCTCCGGGCCAAGATTCGACGCTTCTTTCTGAGCGATTTCGACGCGGACAAAGTGCTCGGCGTCTATGTTCGTCTGTCGTTGCTTCTCATCCCGCTCGCCATCTTGGGGTATTTCATTTTCTCGAACTACCTCTACCGTCGCTTCCAGTCAGCGGTCCGAAGGGGTGATGTGGATATGGCGGCCTGGGGCCAGCTTGGGGACTTTCTTGGCGGCCTCCTCAACCCTTCGCTCGCGTTCATAACCATCATTGGCCTATTTGTGACCATCAGCGTTCAGATGTGGACCTTGAGACTGAGCATTCAGGCAAACAGAAAGGCGGACGAGCTGTCGAGGCTCCAGACCGAGCACTCGTACTACGCAGCGCGCCTGAATGCGCTTACGACCATGATCCAGGCGGCGAAACATGAGATTGAGACCATGAAACAACTCGGGTGGAGCGCCAACACGACCAAGATTAATGAGGTCGAGGGGAAGATCTCGAAATGGAATCGTCAGCTTGAGGAAACTTCCGCCAAACTCGAGGAAGCCGCCCCCTCAAATGCGCCGTTGAAATGAAGAACCCCCTGCACATCTCAAGTAACTCTTGCGGAGGAGCCTCGCCGGCGGCAGCGTGCAGGGTTCGGGCATTGTGGCTACTCGAAGCATGAGATCCCCTAGCCCTCGGCGACAACGATGACCCCGCCTATATTCTCTCTGCCGCGAAGTGCGGCGAGGAGAAGGAAGATGGCGAAAAAGGAACAACCTCAGATCATCTATCGGGTGACGATCGGCAAGCCCACTGGCTATGAACCAGTGGCGCTCATTGGGCTGGCACTAGGTGTGCTCGTCATGGGAGCCCACTATTTGGTGGGTAGATTTCGGACCGCGCTGCGTGACGGCAACGTAGACATGTCCGTTTGGGGCCAATTTGGAGATTTCATCGGCGGGCTAATGAATCCAGCCATAGGATTCTTAACCATTGCAGGTCTTTTGGTGACGATTCACATCCAGCTTCGAACGCTTCAAGCGAGCAGAATTGAGGCCGCAGAAGCCGCAAAATCGGCTGCGGACCAAGCGCTTATGAACTTCTTGACGACGAAGTTGGCAGCCCTTGGAACGATGATCTCGACGATCGACTCTCAATTGCCGCCTGCGGCAACATTAAGCCAAATGAGGCTCCAGATGGGGGTGAGCGAAGAATTGGAGCGACTCGTCGATCGCCGCGAGGAGCTTCAGAGTGAGCTCGAGGGCATCTACGCGAAAATTCGGGCATTCGAATCGTCAGATCCGCGGTTCCCTGCGGCCCCGCCCTTATCTGAGACGATCAATGAGCTGTATCGCGCACAGGAGGCTGCCCAAAGGTCGGCCAAAGACTAGACCGCCGTTTTCGAGGATTGGAAGCTCCTCCACTGACTGGAGGCTAGCTTGCAGGCGGCTACAGGATGTGGGTCCCAGCCGCCTTGAGCACTTCGTACTCGATCTGTGCTTGCACGAGGCAATGTCGAAATCTCGCTAGGTTGTCTGGCACTTCGTTCACGGCAAAGTACAGATCAAACATCTCTCTGACCACCTGAGCGTGGAGGGTCCTAAAGATACTGAGCAACTCCGTTCGCTGAGGTGGCACCACCCCGTCATTGCGAAGCCGAATCACAGTCTCGTTAACTCGCGCATCAACCGCCTCGGGGGTACATTGGTTCTGGAAATAGCCTTGCACTGCTCGGCTAAACCACCATTCGGCCGGCATGCAAAACCATCGGCCTTCCAGCAACTTCCTCTGGTTGAGGGCGCGAATGGCGGGCCCCAGATCGGCTTCTTGAAGAAACTCCCTGTAAAAATCTTTAAGTCCTTCTCGAAGCTCATAGGGCACTGCTTGGGAGGTTGGGGACACCAGCAGGTAGCACGGTGAGGGTCCTGCTGGGTAGAGCTGACGCACAAACTCTGCGCCGTAGCAGGCAGAAAAGACGGCCATCAAATTGAACTCTGAAGCGATGTTCAATCGCCTCAGTCCTTCCCCGAGGTCGTCCCAACTCAACTCGCTGCCGTTCGCAAACTCCAGGCCATATGCGGGGTCTCCGTGGCACTCGACCTGGAGAATCGGCCTTGCTCCAGTTCTTATTTCATGTTCGATAGCGGTGAGGAGCTTTAGAAATTCCGGCTTACTTTCGCATTCGATATAACGAATAGGCGCGGATCGGCCCGTACGCTTGGTTTCTTCCCGCAGAAAGGCGGCGATATCAGCCCCCGTCTGGCTTTCGTGAGACTCAAGAGATTGGACAATGACAATCTGGTTGAATCTGAAACCGGCCAGTTCCGTCGCCCCCTCCAAACTCTGGGCATCCACAGCCATAGGCGTGGACACTCGATCAGGTTGCTTCACTGTGCCCCTCACACCCTTCCCAACTGAAGCAGTGAAGGAATCGCGTCCTTCAGGCCAGCAACCATGACTATCAGAAAGATCACGACATATCCAGCGACTGTGATAACACGCCCCCCTCGCCCCTTGAGCAGAAGTAGCCCAAGAAGAGTCCAAAGTGAGAGAGCAAACGTATACCCAGAGTAGACAAACACTGCGTACACGCTCTTCTGGTTGTCCATCGGCAATTTCAGCGAAGACACGAAGAAATTGTCGATGGCGCACTGCATTTGAAATGTTTGGCAGCTGTAGTGTGCATTGGCAGCCACGAACGTCAGAGCGAAGATTGGCATCACAAGAAGCATCGAGATGCCCGCCCCATGCATCACCTCATTCCTGTTGGTTTCGGTGATACCCAATAGGATTGCTACGACCGCACCAAGAAGAATGATGATGAAGTTGACCTGATCAAACGACGCGTCGTACATGGGTCAGTCCACCCACATGCCAATGACGGTCCCAAGCACCTTAAACTCCTCGCGGATGGGTTCGTGCTGTGGGTTCAGAGGCATCAGCCACTGCCGGCCATCCTCGTTCTTATAGATCTTGAACGTGACCTCGTCGCTGCCCTCCAGCTTCGCGATGATGCGATCGCCATTGACCGGTCCACGCTTCTCTGGATCCACGTATATGAGACTCCCTTCCGGATAGCTTCGCTTGGCGCCGCCCGGTGCGGTCATGCTGTCACCGCGCACGCGAAGCACATAGGAGCTTGCGCTCATCGGTTTCGGGCTTGCGTACCAGCCCTCTGCATCCCCAGGCTCCAGATAGTCGTGGGCCGCATCCCACTTACCAGCTCTCACCCAAGAAATTAGTGGGAGAAGGCCCTTTGTTTCTGGGCCGGCTGAGACGTTCGAATGCGCCCCTTCCGCAAGCGGTGGAGTTCCCGGAAGCACCGCCGTGGGGCCGGTACGCCTACGGACCATCGAGGGGTAGGCCTTTCTCACGTGATAGCTGACCGTGGCTTCAGCCATCCCAAATTGCATCGCGACGTCCGTGAGACTTAGCCCGTCACGAATTACCGCCATCACGTGAGGCGCTGTACGCAACTGTTCAGGGTCCAGTCTCGGTCGCTGCTCAATTTTTCCAGCCGCAACAGCGTCCCGATAACGTGGATCCTTGTGAATGAGCCGTCGCAGTTGCGTCGGATCCACCTTCGGCGCGCCTATTCGCTCAGCCTCCTCCGAAGCTGCCCGTGCTTGGCTACTCACGGTCTCACCATTCAAGATGACCGCGTTAATATAAGGAGTCATGTCCAATGTGCGCATGCGCGCCATCATACACGAATTAGACACAACAAAGACAAAGTTTGTGGATTTTTTCGCGGTTTGGACAGCCTCTGGAGCCTGACATCGCATGCAGTAGCACAAAAATCGGTACCCGTCAACAATAAGGACGAGATCCACCAAATAAAACAGTCGGCGGAGAGCGTCTTTTTTATTTGTCTTACTTGCTAAGCATGTCTTTTCCGTGCATAATCTAGGCATGGGTTCAGTGATCGCACCGCCCTAGCCCTAGTGGCTCTGCTCTTCCTTCAGGCTATGCGGACAACACCGTCCGCATGCGCTCTCCCCTTGTCCAAGCCATTGTCATGGCCCAAGGGCGGAGCTTTGCCTAGAGCGTTTTGCTCACGTACCGCAGGTACTTATCTCCAAGATAAGTAAGCAGCAAAGGAAAAGAGAAATGACCAAAGCAATTGTCGCAGCGCCGGCGCAAAAGGCGATCAGCGCGACCCGCGCAGAACTCGAAAGCGCCACCCTTGCCACCATCGCAGCCGCCTGCGGCGCAGCTGGTGCCAATCTCTCCGCCTTGAGCGGTGCAGCCAAGGCCTTGTCGGGGAGCGTCACCAAAGCAGTCCTGCGCGTCATCGCAAAGGAACGCATCGGCGACGTCATCGCCCCCCTTCGCGAAGCCATCGGCAACGCTGGCAAGGGTGTTAGCAACCTCTCCACCATCCGCACGGCCGTGCTCAAGATGCACGTTGCCTATGGTGACGGCATGGCCCCTGCCGCAGGCGGCGACAGTGCGACGGGCGACGTGAGCGACAAGGCACCCGAAGGCGCGCCGGTCGGCGCCAGCGAAAAGACCGGCCCCGCCCTCCCCGTGTGGGAGACCGTGAGCGAAGCCAAGGAAAGCGGCGATGCTGCAGTGACTGCGGCCGTGAGCGCCTGCATTTCTTACGCCGGCAAAACGGATGCGGGCATCCCGATTGACCCGCGCATCGACACGACGGCGCGCGATGCACTCATGGCGCGCATCAATGCGGCGTGCGCTGCATTTGGCCTGTCTGAAGACAGCGCGGGCAAGGTTCGCGGCCTGTACTTCAGCGCACTGCAAACCATCGTCGCCGATGCAGAACTGGCGAGCGAGACGGCCGCCGCCAACGCTGAACAGGCACAGCAGCAGGCCGACGATGCCGCGATCGTGGCCGACGCTCACGCTCAATTGCTGGCCGAAGTCGAAACCCTGCGCCAGATCGCGGCCGAAGCGAAGCGCATTTTCGGAATCAAAACCGACGTCGATCTGCTGACGGAAATGAAGATCACGGACGCGGCTTGAACGCCCGCGACGACGACACCGACAAGGCCGAAACCCTTGTCGGGGTTGCCGCCTGCGCTCGCTGAGCGCAGACGACAGCCCTTCCCTTTTGGACGCGCACGGAGACCTGCGATGAAGCAACCACGCTTATTGACCGCCAACGGTAAGGCCAAGGCCGTCAGCCCCAACGGGGGACCGCGCAGCGGCTTTGAGGTGGTGGACCGGAACGGTTTCGTGCGCCTGGTCGGCAGCATGGCCACCGCTCCGCAGAACGATGCCGGCGTCTCGGACTTATCTCCGAGGTATGAGGAACTGGTCGACGGGGTGTGGCAGTCGGCTTCGTGGGCGACGCTGAGCCAGATCCGCCACCTACGCACGGACCGGGCCCGGCGCGCCTACTTCGCTGTGCGGGTTGGCCTGCTGCGTGAGCTGCCCGGGGATGCATACGGCGTCGTTGACGGGGAGGCATGGTGCTGTCCCCGCGGGTATGACCGCGACCTCGACCGAGAGAAGTTTCTCGCCAAGGCGTTGAAGGTGGGATTGCTCTCGCTGCGCGGGCGCACCTACAAGGTCCGGGAAATCCGACCCGACACGATTCAGCTGACCCGCGCCTCGGGCAGCGTCAACTACACCCGTGAGGCGCTGCTGGAGAGCATCGCCAGCGGCACTGTCTAGAACCACAACAAGGACATTGACTTGGACGACAACTACGACTCGCGCCCCGTCAACGTCATCAGACTCGCGCTTGCCTGTGCGCAAGAGCGTCTGGGCATGTTTGACCCCGAGACCTGCCGCGATGATCACGACTTCTTCGTGGCCTACAACCGTGTGCAGACCTTGGAGGACGAGCTATTCACCGCCGAGGACCGCGCCCAGCGCATGGCCGAGCGTGTCGCCCAGAAATGGATGCATCGCTATGGCCCCCGACAACGTCGAGGCGGATTGGCGCTGATTCAGGAATTGATTCACGACTGGAACTGAGTCGTTGACGGTGATGTGAGCCGGCGGCACGCCCGGCGAGAGCGGCGCGCAGCGCCGCGGCCCTTGTCCTTGACGGGGCGATAACGCAGGCGCTGTGCGCCGACGTTGTCATTGGCACTTGCCGCTTGCCGCTTGCCGCTTGATGCCGACGTTGTCGGGGAACGAGCCCGCGCAGCGGGCGAGGGCCCTGGGCGAAAACCAATCCGAATTGCTTTTTGTTAGTGCCCATCAACTGGGCGCGGGGGAGAAGCCGTGTCCACAAAAACTGATCTACAGCGGCGCGTGAGCCAGCTCGAGGCAAAGGCGCGCGCCGACGCGCGACTCATCGAGTCGATGCGCACCGAGAACTACGACCTCCGCTGGCAGCTTGGACTGACCGGCCAAGCGCAGGACGACCCCAACAAACCCTTCGAGCCCAACGGGCTGATGGGAGTGCCTGGCTACGTGCAGGACCTGAAGGTCCGCCTGAAGGCCGAACTGAAATCCAAAGGAAGACGATATGCGTGAAATGCGTGACCGCGCGGCAGTCCTGTACGTGACCGTCGGCCCGTCGCCTCTGGGCATCCCCGTCAACGTCGGGGCCGGCGTGCCCCACTACGTCCCGACAACGCCAAAGGCATTGGCCCGGCGCCCGGCCGGCAAGCCAATCAGCCAGCTGTCGTCCATCGACCGCTTCCGCGAGGTCTTCCGCCCTGCCCCGGCGCGCCAGGCACCGACAACGTCGATGGGTCGGGCCTTGCGCTCGATCGAGAACTGGGTCGCCGACTGGCTTTGAATTTCGTCCGGGTTTAAAAGCCCCGACAAGGTCGAAAACGCCGGTTCAAGTGGCACTCAAGGTGTGCTGGTCGGCCAGGGGTGAGCAAGCCCTACCTTGTTGATTTCAAAAGACATTCACTGAGATTAAAGAGAAAAAAAGAAAATCTATAAGTGCCGCGGGGTCGGGGTGCTCTCAAGAAAAACTTCAACTTCTCAGCCCCTCACACCCTTCATCGGTACCCCTCGCAGAACTGCACCCCAAGTGCCACTTTTTAGGCTCTTCCAGCCCAATAAATTCTCTGCACGGACAGGGACTTAGATCCGGAATCGAACTCTGCGCAAACAGGTTTCAAGTGCCAATCGCCTCGCGCCTCTGGACTGACCTCGATCATGAGCACCGCCCCGAACAAGAATCACCAATGGGTCGCAGCCTTCGGGTATCCCCGGCGACTCGTCCTGCTTGCGCCGGGTCAGACGGGGTTGTTCCACGTGCGCCCAGTGCATGGGGCGTCCCTTGCGCAGGCCCGAAACACCCTTGGCGGCGTCTGCAAGGCTTGGGTGGCCCACAACACCGACTGGCACAAAGACTTCGGGCGCGGCGCAGTGCCGGCTGACTGCCTCATCCACCGACCACACCCCGACGGCTTGCTCGTCGGCCGGAGACCGCTCATCACGGAACCGCCGCTGGACTTCGACAGGGCTCCCGACTACGTCTGGGACTTCACGCCGCCACCGCGTCGGCTCTCGTTCGCCGAGCGTCTCGAACAGATGCGCAAAGAGCGCGGCCTGGACTAGCTCCGGCCCACAAACAGAACTGCTGTCACGCAGCGCGCCGGGCGCCCCGACAACGACGACCGTACGGACCATGACCGCGAGCACCGGAACCAACCGGGGCCCGGCTTGAGTCGCGACCTTCGCCGTTGAGGGGATCCCGCCCGGCGCACCCGGCTGCGCATGACCTTGACCACCCCGCCCTTGCTGGCGGCCTCGTCGCCTCTGAGCGCCGACGTCGAACCCGGCGCAGAGCGATCTGCATAACAGGAGGAGCTGCCATGCACACCTTACCCGCATGACCTGCCACGACAGTTAGAGATCTATTCGCTTCGGCAGGAGTTCTCCGCCGACTGCGCGGTGGAGCGCCCAAGGGCGCAAGCGCGACGTTCGGCAAAGCCGATCTCAGGCAAAAACTTCGAAGAGATATTTGATAAGTGCGCCAGCGGCTGCACCAGCAACCGCTATTCCGAGCTTGCGCGGCGTCGAATTCGCCTTACTCAGCTCGTCACGCATCTCGTCGATACGCTCTGCTTGCCTGGCTGAATTAGCCGATAGCTCGGACAAAGATTTTTCAATAGAAGCATTAGAAACGCGGCTTGATCGTATTTCGTCCGCACTTAGCGGGCGAATAGATGTGCCGTACCTTGCGTAGTACCCGCCAGAGGACGTTACCAACGAGGGTGACTTTTGCACCTCCACATAGGTCACGTCAACGTTTCCGTGCTTCACCACTCCTGATTGCACGGAGATTTTCGGATGAAGCTTTTCCAGTGCGGCGGAAATTGCCTGCTCCGCCCTTTTGGAATTTACTCCAACTACTGTCGACGGCTCCTTAACTCCGATAAGGAGAATGCCGCCTTTGGTATTTGCAAACGCAGCCAAATGGCTCGCGATCACGTCTGGGTTTGGCACAGACGTCTTTAGCTCAAGAGTCGGGCTCTCGCCCGCGGCCACAAGTCGATCTATATCGATTTTCTCTAACGCCATAACTTCCCCTCCAATTTTTTTTTAAAGCTTTTGGCTGAAGGAATGTAACGCAGAAATCACACAGCCTTCGCGATCTGAGCACGTATCAATGACACTCCACCCCGACAAGATCAATCCCATCATCCTGGCCATGTTCGTCTGGCAAGGCTTCATGGAAGCCGAGCCGTGGGGCGACGAGGCTGCGGACCAGCACGGTGGCCAGATCGGCGCGGCCTGTAACCTGGCCCCCTACGTCGAGATCCTCGCCGATTCGATCAACGCGTTTCTGGCGACCGACCCCGACACCGACTTCCCGGGCGTGCTGGACTACGAGGTCACCGAACGCTTCGGCGCCTGGCTGCGCCTCAACCCAACAGCCAGTACCCGCGGCGCGCGCGCCGAGGCAGACAAGCTGGTCGAGTCGTTCTTTGCGGCTCGCAACAGTTGCGCGATCGGGGTCTCGTCGTAATCGCAATGCACATGCACCAGTTCAAGGTGTGCTTCGTACCGCGCCAACTCGTGATCGGACTCGGAAGCGTCGAGGTTTGGCGGGTTGCCGGCCTCGAGCGCCACGAGTGGGCCTACCCTGCCATGGGTAGTAGCGACTGAAGGCCCCGCTTCTTCCGGCTCTCGTCAATCTCTTCGATGAGAGTCTGAAGTTCGTCCAGCCGATCGCAGCGACGTTTGATATCACCGTCTTTCGCGTGGATGACCAGAGCACCACCACGACGAATGCCCTCTGCGGCGCCTACCAGCACGCTCGCAACAGGGATGACTGATTGGCTGTTGGACATGTCATCCCACGTCTGTTCAACCACCCAGATTTTTCCGTCATCGAAATGGACCATGCTTCTGATTGACATTGTTTGCTCGGGCTTGAATTGATACGTTAAAGCCGCAGCCAAGAGTGGCATCGGTCTCACGGAATTGAAGCATAGCTACAGCTGAAAAGGCCCCGAGCTAACCCCATTCGCCCGTCACCGCCAACCGGCCCCGACAACGTCGACGGTCGCGTTGCGGCGTGGTGGTCCCCGGCAACTTCAACACACCAAGGAAACAACATGCACACCTTCAAAGTCACCCCCCTTCAACGCGCCAACGCCCTGCACGCCCTCAACGACTTCTGGCCAACCATCAAACCCGAGCAGGTCTCCGGGCGGCTCAACTACTGGCGCACCGAAAGGGATTGCGAAGGCGAGCCCGAATTCGTCGACTTCGATGCGCCGCCCACCTGCGGCACCGTTGCATGCTTCGGCGGGTGGGTCGAATGGCATGCCCCATTCCGCCGGCAGATGGGTCTGAACCCCGACAAGGGCGAGGCGGACATCGAGGCCCTGCACGGGTTGTTCGGCACGGACAGTGATTCACACACGCTAAACATCTTCGCCGAGCGCAATTGGGGTTTCGACGGGGACATCGGTTTCGAAGGCTCCGACCACGAACTCGTCTCACACCGCCTGCGCTGGCTGATCGACCACAGCGAGATGTCTGCTTGCGCTGTTGGCACGAGTGCAGATTGAATCGAATTTACCGCCATCGTTGGAGAGGTCGACTTGCTTGGCCCGATTGGCATCGGGCACGCCGCGCAATGCGGGAAGCCCCATCATCAATGACTACGTTGCCGCTGCCAAGCGGACACTAGTGCCAATGTGGCCTCGGCAACACTGCTGCCGTCACACTCGCGCTATTCCCAGACAACATTTTTTGAACTTCTTGCCTGAGCCGCAGGGACATGGCTCGTTTCGACCAACCTTCGACGTTTTCAGAAGCGCAGTTTCAACCCTGGCCTCTCGAAGCGAGGCTGCCAATGCTTCAAGTTCGGGGCGCTCGCAAAATGGGATCTCTTCGAGCCGAAGCCACTGCCACCTCGCGTCAATCACGTCTCGATTTTCATCAAACCTCAGTTCGAGGAGCACTCTGTCCGGCTCCTTATGCATGACCAACAACGCCTTCGCATGTTTGACCATATCCGCCCACTGGGACTCACCCCAGGTTTGGGCGACCGGGAAGGCTGTCAAGCGCACCTCACCATGACTGGAGAAGGGACGTGGCTGCGCATCAGGAGAACGTCCGATCTCTTGCTGCAACGTGTTGAAAAACCTGTCGCGCCACTCGCCACTCATATCGAGTACATAAGCTGCAATCGCAGATCGATGCGCCTCAGCGCCGTTCTGAAGTATCTCGAGGAGCTTTGCCATGCCCGCCGGCATCTTTTGCCGCAGGGGGGTCGGCACTTCTTCGCCCAGCAGCCGCGCGCCAAAGAACTTGTCAATCTCCTCTCGATATCCGAGAAATTGCAGATCAGTCCGCCCGCCTCCCGCGAGCTCCTCGGCATGCTGGGCGTAATGGTTATGTCGCAGATATAACCCTAGATGGTCTAACTCATCATCCAGTTGTAACCGTGTTGATTTGTAGGCCTCTTTCCGCTGCTGAACGAAGTGCAGAAACTCGAGGGGGTTGGTAAAGATATCTGCGTACACGCGCAAGTCGTCCAAAGAGAGCGACCAGATTGGATTTACCCCCACCTCCACGCCGATGGTGGACAGACGCTGAGCTTGGGCCGCCAGTTCCGTAAAGGGATCAAGCGTGATGGCGCACACGGTGACCTCGCGGAAGTCCTTGAGGCGGACTCTAAGCAGCTCACTTCCGTCGGCATGAAAAATTGGGACTTCCTCTGCCGATTGCAAATACCTTAAAAAGCGATGTCCTTGCTGCGCGGGTGCAGCGACCAGGGCCTTCAACGATTTCACATGGGCGTCCACATCAGTGGCAGGTGACGTGTGGGTGAACGCACCAGCCTTGACCTCGATGATGAGCAGGTGGTCGTCGAACATCAGTATTCCGTCAGTCTCATAGCGACTCGCCGGTTTTCCGTGCTCGCTCATCCAGTAGTACACCGCTTTGAAGCAGATCGCTCCGGGCAGCAGACGATCAAGATAAGAAAAAGGAAGTGACTCGGTTACTTCCTTTCGTGCATCTATCCATCGTTGCTTCTGATCTTTCCCTATCGCAAAGATCTTCTTCTCAAGGTGCCGATAGAAGTGGTCAAACAATGTAGTTTGATCAAAGCAGTAGTAGCGTTTGTCGATCTTGATAAATGGCCGCTTGAAGGTTGGCCATACCCTTAGGGGCCAACCACTGAAATCACCTTCGCCGAAAAATTCTGTGTCCTGCCCCGGGCCCCAAGAAAAATCCTCCAGAAATGCCGGGGGCAGATTTGTCACTTTCTGCAGATCGAACAAATCAAACCCCAGAAATAGTCCCGCCGCGCGCTCCTGCTCCTCCCTGAGGCCGTGACGCGCAATCGAATCTTGCAACTTCTGTTTGATATCGCTTCCTACTGCGAGTCCGGCCTTCAGATCGGCATCAAGGCAAGCCAACGACTTAGTTCTGAACGCGTCCATTGCTTCAACTGCATCCCCTATTCCCGTGGTGTGCGCATTCCAGACTTTTTGCAGTTCATCACACAGACCTCTGGCACTCAATCCATAGAGTTCGAAGATCAGATCGCTTTTGGGGTCTAGTAGCTCTCGCAGCGCTTGAATCTGATGGTTCTGGTACTGCTCTCCAGTTACGTTGCACCAGTAAAGCTGAGCGCGGAAGTGAAACTCCTCGAATGCAGCATCAACACTAGCCGCATTTTTCCGACGCGAAGCAGTCGCGCAGACAAAATACGTTAGGTTGAGCTTCTCAAAGATCTCTTTCACCAGGCCACGGAGCTCATACCACTGGTCATCTGTGGGCTGTTCGAAAGACGGATTCACTGGCACGACGCTTACGACCAGGCTCTGAACGTAATCAATCATTCTGGTCGCGATCACCTGCTCCGCTTGGATCTCGATTTCACTCGATATACCCATCAAGGCTGCACTCCTTTCCCACCAAGCTCGATGAAGTAACAAGAGTGGATTCAAGGAGGCCGTTAACGAAGCGGCCTTCGCGATGCTCGCGTCAATCTCTCTGACGACATCGTGCAGCCCTGCGGCTAGCCGCTCCTGCATCTTCTGGAATTCTTCTGGTTGCCAATGAACTTGGCTAACCATGTGCCGTCCGTACCTAGCCATCTGCAGTGGGCCTGCACTGAACACCTCATCCGGCTCACGCATCTGCCGGAAGGCGCTAGACCTTTTACGCTTTTTTCTCATCGCCTGATGGTGCCAGTGATCGGCAAACGATGCATCAGGACCGATACGTGTAAGTCGGGGCATGAACCGCTTGGCGGCCAACAGCGAGACCGAATTGCACACCTACCGGAACACACCACGTACATCCAACGGAATAAAAACATACGAGGGGTTCATGACTGCGCGAACCAACCCTTGCACGTGAGGACTTTCGCGATGGGCGGTGGGCGCCCCTCGACGTGCTGACGACCCGCCCCCGCCCTCCTTTGAACAGTGCCGCTGGCCACCTCAACGTGCAACGCCAGCACCCCGCCCCGACAACGTCATAGACCACAAAGGCCGACCTGGCTGCAACCAGGAAAGCTGGCCGGCGGCGTTGGTCGGGGCACCTATTCACCACCCGAGGGGCTGTCTCTAGAGACAGCCCTTTTTCGTTTCGGAGACTCAAATGAAATTCGCATACCTCGCGGCCTGCAAAGGCCACCTCGTGCCCGTGTTCCGCCGCCTCCACCGTCACCCGGTGCGCTGAACATGGACAACCAGCAGTTCTTCGACAAGACCGTCGCCTTCCTCCGTACACAGGGCGAGGCCGCCGTCACTGCCAACGGCGCATGCCGCTACCGCACTTCACCGTCCGAGGACAGAGTTCTCATGTGCGCTGTCGGCTGCCACATCCCCGACAACGTCTACAGCTCGGGTTTCGAGGGCGTCTCTGCGAGCGAGCTGCTTCGCGTCAGCAATGACGTGTGCGCGCTGTTCGGCGGCGTCGACAGGGCCCTGATCGAAGCAATGCAGCTCGCACACGACGACGGCCTCGCCGTACACGGCTTGCACGCATTCGAGGATCAGGTCGAGAACATCGCCTTCGACTACGGCCTCAAGTACATCACGCCAGAGGCCTGACGTGGCAATCAAACTCGAGGCCCTCACCGAACACGAGCGCGATGCGTTCTGGTCCGCCAACTTGCAGCACGCACTCAAGCTGCTGGCTACCGTGAAGGACAGGCAGGTGGACCTGAATCTCTGGTGCGCAGACACCGAGTGTGGAACGATCGCATGTTTCGGCGGCTGGTGCGCGATCGATCCGTACTTTCAATCTCTCGGCGTCAGCCTTCACAAGGCAGGTCGGTATCCGGTGATCGAAGACCTCTACTTGTACGACTTCGAGGTCTCTAACTACCTGTTCGGCGAGGAAGAGCTGTTCCAACCGCGTCACGCGTATACCGAATTTACCGATAGCACGCGAGACATGTCCGATCGCGAGATCGCTATTCGCCGTGTTACGCAGCGGCTGCGCGAACTAGGCGCCGAGGCTTGACGAGCCACAGCCTTACAACAATGGCCGCTTGGAGCCCAATCAAACTTCGATTGCTGACTTGGTAGGGGGCAATAGGGCCAACTTCATCTTCTCGTAGTTGTCCCGAATATTTTTGATGTGACGATGAATGTTGTCGCACCAGACTTTGTCACGCGCCAGCGAGTCACCCTCCGCGCGGTCTGAGTCCGTTCTCTTGCCCTTACCCGAATCCCAGTCGTGAACTGCATTGCGCAAGAAGACCAACTGGTCGCGCAGATCAAGCAGAGCTGCAGCCGCCTCCGCAGATCCCACTTCATGCGCAGGAATTGCACTCACCGCTGCGACGCGGCTCTCGATCACTGAAGGGTGATATTCATCGAAGAATTTGGCCCTGGAAATCGGCTGTGTAGAGAAGATCTGCCCTACCGCCTCTGCCCTATCTGCACACATGCGGGCAATCTCCAGGATTGCCGCGCGCCGGCCCCGCTCAGCATCCTCCGCGAGCAACCGGGAGTTGCTCAAGGCGGCCGAGGACTGTGACCTCCCAATCCAGAAGGCCGCAAATATGGTCGCAATCGCACCGAGCGTCTGCATCCACGACGCCAAACCTGGATGCCCTTCGATCCAGCACAAAAAGCCATCGCACATGGTCGCTCCTTAAACCCGCCCGCGAGATTGGGCGCTAGGTCGAAGTATGCCGACACCCCGACAACGACAACCCCAAAGCCCGCCTCGAGCGGGCTTTTTCATGCCTGAAAGGATTTCGATGCACCACATCAAACTCGCCCCCCTGCTGATCGCCAGCTGCCTCGCTGCGTGCGGCGGCGGTGGAGGCGGCTCCCCGAGCATGCCGCTCCTCCCGTTTGCTGCCGCACCGATCGAAGAAGCCCCTGCGCCCACACCTGCTAAACCGGACTGCTCGGTTGCCCTGTACGGCGATTCGATCTTGCATGGGGCCTACAACGACGCAGTTGGAGAGCAACGACTGGCCGAGCCGCCGGCGGCCGCCCTGAAGCGGCTGCGCCCGGCGTACGCCGTCTTCGACTACACACTGTCCGGCCAGTCGGCGCGCGCGCTGTCGGCCACCTTCAACAGCTTGACCCGCACCGCGAAGGTCGTCGTGATCGAGAGCGGCGTGATCGACGCCTGGCGTAACGACCCGCCGATCGACACCGTCAAGGCGATGGCCGAGTACGCCCGGGCCGAGGGCCGCATCGTGATCATCACGGGCTTCTCGCATACGCTGGTCTCGACCCGCATGGGCATCACTGCGGAAGGCATCGCGCGTCGCGACGAAACGAATCGAGCCATGCGGGCAATGGCGTCGGCCGCGGGCTTCGGATTCGCCGACTTTGGTGCGGCCGCATTCGATGCGGGCTCCGTAGCGGACCTGATCCACCCAGGCCAGGCCTACTCGCTGCGTCTGGTTGAGCAACTCATCGCTGCGCTGGACAAAGCCGCACCGGAGTGCCGCCAAAGCTGATCGGCGCCGATAAATTACGACTCAACAACAGGTGTCACATCGGGCCAAGCGAGGTCAACTCTCAGGCATTTGGTATCCCCGCCGCGGAGAAACAGTGATGGAGGATGAAAATTTGCATTGGCCTTCAGACAGTCATACGGATCGAGGTAGCTCGTGCCGTCGGGCCGAAGAAAATAGTCATCGATTGGAAACGGTCCGCCCAAAGAAAACAAGAACGGTAGGCCGTGAAGCGCAATGAAGGCTCCAACGACACGTGGCTGCCCTGCTGGATCAACCACATCGAGTTCGCGAAAAAGGAACTCCTTGGTGATTGTTGAGTGGCGCTCCACGCCTGCCATAGAGTACATGCCGATCGGTGCGGACATTGGGATAAGCCCGTACAGAGCAGCCACGATTTCTGGTCTAGCTGGATACCGCTTGCCCAGACGCGTCATGCCAGCGGCAAGATGACCCACGGTGACTTTGAGAAGCCAGCGCTCAAACACAAGGCCGTCCAAAAGGACGTGAAAGTCGCCTGCCTTCGCAGCGTGAAATTCATCCAACGCATCGCTCAACCGTTTTGCCTCGCTGTCGAGACCAGACAACGCAGAATTGTGATCGACGCAAAGGACATTCGCGGTGGCGCTGCGCAAGCCGATGAAGGTGTGATCCGGAATCTTCGGCCATCCCACAACCCCTATTGCGCCCTCCCCCATCACTGACTTGGTAAAGAGGTGCTCTCCAGACATTCCGCCCGAACAACCACCCAGCTTGTGGGCATAGCACTTCGGGGCCCCATCGACATACAACTCAAAAAACATCGGTAGATCTTCTTCAGTTTTTCTACCATGTGTTTTAACCCAAGCCCGCCGCGCGCGGGCTTTTTCACGTCTGAAACATGATCAAGACCGTCTATACGTGCAACTACTGCGGAAGCGACGACCTGCTGCAGGATGCATACGTCCCGCTCAACGCCCCCGACGAGGTCCAGACCTACGACACGATCGCCTGCAGCTGCTGCGGCAGCGACAAGGTGAGGCCCATCGAGACGGACATCGAGGCCGAAGAAGAGCTTGGGAGACCGGCCACCAATACCGAGTTCGTCACGAACCTGATGGAGATCTCACGCCACGGCCCGCTGATTCAGGCATTCGTGATCCAGGCCCTCGACCAGTTCTCGAAGACAGTGGCCGCATCGACCCCGGACGCTCTCGACACGCCTCTCGTCAGCGGCTACGCCTGGCATGGCTGCGCGGTGGAGATCCAAGAAAAACTCAAGGCGAGGCCCGGCGCCTGATGGTCATGGCAAGAACCGCCCCGCCGCTCGCCGTCATCAGCCTACCGCTCGAAGGCCAGAGCCTGCAGGTGCACAAAGCGCTTGTCGAAATGGGCATCGACTACACCGTCACCTACCAGGGCGAGCACACCGACAACAGTGGCTGGCAGCACGACGAGTGGATGTTCAAGCTCACTCGCTACGAAGGGGCCGTTCGCAAGGAAGCCGCTTCGATGCGCCACGCCTACCGCACCGGCACCGGCCACCGCAAGCCGAAACCCGGCACGCGGCCCTTCGACGGCCGGAAGAACACCCTGTACCACGAGGACTGGGTGAAAGCCCACATGCGCGCGGTGGAGCCGCTCGTCGCCGGCCTCATCTACAGCCTGCTGTCCGACGCCGAGGGTGCTACGGACACCTTCGGGAACTGGTGCGCAGAGCTTGGCTACGACGACGACTCGATCAAAGCTCTGAACACCTATCGAGCCTGCCAGGAGATCCGAGACCAGCTACATCGATTTTTCGCGGCGGGCCAGCTCGACACATTGCGCGCGCTGCTGGAGGACTACTGATATTCGCGGCCACCCAGAAGGCGAAAAGCCTCACAGAGGAAATGAATGCATGCAATCAAGGAGCGGGCGCGCAAGACGCCCTTCGACCCGGCGCCTGAGCCGGCCACCTTCCGCTACCACTTCACCCGCGTCAGCGGAAATCAGAAGACCGGCCCGATGCCTGTCACGACGACAAGCAGCAACTCGTGCCCGCCCACCTGCAGTTTCAAGAAGAACGGCTGCTACGCCGAGCACGGCCCGCTTGCCATTCACTGGCGACAGATCGATTCAGGCAAGCGCGGCACCACCTTCGAGGAGCTACTCGCTGACGTCGAGACCATCCGCCGCAACGCACTCTGGCGTCACAACCAAGCGGGGGACCTGACCCCCTCAACGCCGGGGAACATCGATGGCCAGCTTCTCACGCGGCTTGCCATCGCGAACAAGGGGCGACGCGGCTTCACATACACGCACTACAAGCCGACGCCGCACAACCGTGCTGCGATTCGGACCGCGAACCTGATGGGGTTCACGGTCAACCTCAGTGCCGAGACGTTCGACCAGGCCGACGAGTACGCGGAGATCGGCATCGCGCCCGTCGTCGTCGTGCTGCCGGCCGACGCTACTAAAGCGGCGAAGACTCCCGCAGGCCGACACGTCATCGTCTGTCCCGCCGCCACCGGCAACACCGACTGCCTGAACTGCGGAATCTGCCAAGACCGCGACCGCAAGTCGATCGTCGGATTCCCCGCGCACGGCAGCGGCCTGAAGAGGGCCCAGGCCGTGTTCTTCCTCAAGAAAGAGCGAGCATGACCACCATTTGCACTTCATCCGACTTCATCGACGGCCACGCCGTCGAAGCCCGCATCCGCGAGCTCGAGGATGAACTCTCCGAGTTCGAGAGCACCGCGGTCGAAGCCGGCTGGACTTTCACGAAGTCCGAGACCGACGAGTGGGTCGCCATCGGCCCTAAGTGGGCTGACGGCAGCGCAGGGACCGTCTACACCGATGAGTCGCGCGACGTCGTTGTCCTCTCTGCCGCCGAGGAGGCCGGCGCAACCCTGACCCACCTGGCCGACGTCGAGGAACTCGATGATCTCCGCGAACTCCGCGACGAGGCTCAGGGCTACGGGGGTTGGCCGCAGTGCACGCTCATCAACGAAGACAAGTGGGTCGACTACGCCCAGCAGACGGCCGACGATCTAGGAGGCGTGACCGACAGCTGGCCGCACCGCCACATCGACTGGGACGCCGCAGCCGACGAGCTGCGCCTGGACTACACCGAGGTGCGATTCCGCGGCAACTCGTTCCTGGTGAGGACCTGATGGAAGTTCTCGAAGCCGCACGCGCGACAACTGCCCCTACCAACGAACTCGACGAAGCCTTCCTGGCCAACGCCGACCGCGCCGTGCTCGTGAGCAAGGTGCTCGACCCTCTGCGCCTTGACCAGGTGCACCGCGCCGCCGAGTACGAGCTGCGCATGAACAGAAACGGAGCCGACTGAATTGGGAAAATTGATCGCAACGAGGGCCTTCGAGGCTGAGCTGATCCTCGAAGGCAGCTGGGGTACGCGCCAGCTCGGCAAGCACCCCTCCTCCATGGAGCTGTGGGAGCGCGACGACCCAGGCTGCTATTTCATCGAGTGGGACATCCCGCACATGGATCGCACCGAGGAGATCGGCATCTGGGTCGACCGCGGCTCTAAGGAACTCATCGACTACGACGGCGTGTTCTCCCTGCCGATCCAGGCCATCGCACTGCTCGAAGAGAACGGCATCAAGGTGGGGGCCGACTTCCATTGAAGTTGGATCTTCGCCCCACGCCAGCGCGACACCGGGTTCCTCGCGAACCACTCTTTACTTTCTCCGAAATTGCTGATCGGCTGAAGACCTCCACACATCGGATATCCGCGGCATGCCGCCACAACCCTGGCCTGCAATGCGAGATGGTTGTCGGCAACTCGACGAGTGCTAGCCCTCGTCGCCGCCTATACCGCATGTCTGTGGTCCGAGCATGGTGGGCCATGGTGCCTACGCATATGAAGGGAACGCCATGAATCGAATCATCCGCGCAACGGTGCGCGAGGAAGTGCTCGAGCGCGAGACGCTCGACTTCGAGGTGCCCGACGACCTCGATATCGAGGACGAAGATGCACTGCAGGCCTATCTCGAAATGGCATTCGTCGAAGGCAGCTACCGCGTCGTGCCAAACACGAAGGAGCTTGCGATCGAAGAGCGCGCCTTCTTTGACCCCGAACTCCTCACTCAGAAAGAGCCCGCTTGAAATTCTTCGTCAGAACCGACACCGACCCCGTCCGCTACTTTGGCACGCAAGGCGATGCCCACGACGACGGCCGCAAGGAGGAACCCGTGTGGCGCTCCGCCGTGCGCATCAAGGAGGTGGACTTGAAAGTCCACAAGGAAGCGATCTTGGAACTGTTGCGTCTCGGCAGTGCCAACATTCAGGATCTCCTTAAAGGCCATGGCCGGACGTGGACCCTGACCGCGCGCGGAGGGATCAAGGCAATCACCAAGTGAAATGACAGGTCTGCGGCAAGCCGACACGAGTACTTGAGACCCGCGCTGGGGGCGCGGCATCAGCGCAAGACATCGCAAGTGCACTCACGAACTTCGGGCATGCTCGCGCGCACTTGCTGCCCCCTATAAGCCGCTAGGTGAAACACGGCGGCTTCTCGCAACGGGGCTTGGGCTTAGGTTTAGGCTTGGGTCGATAGCAAATGATCACCTCCTCGCACCGAGGCTTAAGTGCTTTCGTAAGATCTTGGCCAATCTTCGGCCTCTTCATGAGGTCGTTCAAGTCCTTAAAGCCGCCAGACTCGGACCTTTCCCAGATCAATCTCTCCACTTGCCGATTGCTGAGTCCGAGCTGTTTTAACTCCGAGGGCTTCGCCGTGTTTAGGTTGATGGGCGGCGACGAACTGTCAGGCGGCCCGGCCTGGGCCGCAGAGAGAAATGGGGCCGCAACTAGGCTAGCTGAAAGAAGAATCTTGGCTACGCATCTGCTCATAGTCCCTCCATTCTGGGCAGTGGCCAGACAGCGCATCTAAGCGCAATCTAGCGCGTTCAGCAATACCAACTTTCAACAATGCCGGGTCCGCCGGCAATCCCGACGACGTCAATGACCCCGGCCGCCTACACAGGCTTGGCCAGCCTGACCCTGCTTGACTGAGAGACAAAGATCTCTACTGCGCGGGCCTCTTGCGCAATCGGCGACCGCGGCCGAGACAAGAAGAGGTGGATGCCTTGAGCTGACACAGAGCAGCGCAGCGCGATTTTGCGCTAGGGAGCACTCCCCATACATGCGGACCAATTTTGAACAACGCCAACGCACTCATTCGTGCTGAATATCGTCAAGGCACCTGGTCGATCGTGATCCCAGGCTCGAACCCAATCAGCGTCGACCAACTCCTCATGGATGTCGAAAGCTCGGGTGACGGATTCGCCGTCGGAACGGTTCTCGCCGTCCATGGACTCCCAGAAAACATCGCCGCCGAACTCCCACCGCGCATGCTGCGCGCACTCGGCGTCGGCTTCCCAATTCGAATCGGTAACACTCCCCGCGGTTGCACCCGCGTGCGTTGCATCGCCGGCAAGAGTCGCCCCGCCCGAGCCTGATGTTGGAGTTCCAACCGATGTCCCGAAAGCCTATGGCGCGCGACGCTCTAACCAGATTCGCAAACCCTTAACCGAATAGTTCTGAACAAGAATCGGCACCCCATTCCTTGCTCGCACGGTTCTTTCCACAAGTCCGCCGCCCCCGGGATCATGTTCCAAAAGCATCTCGTAATTAATCGAGTATTTGTGTGCAATGGATCCGCTCAGGCTTATCGCCAAGCCGCTAACACCTGGAGCGACTTGACCGTCCTTCCCTCTGAATATTTCTCGATTCTGGAAGTCGAATGAAATGTAGCTAATACTGAGATCTTGGAGAGTGTATATCGACCCAAGCTCGATGGAAAAATTTTGAAATCCACCCACGTCCGTCATTATCCAATCACCCATATCGGTCAGATTGGTGGGTGGTCGCGAACATTTCACAGTAAGAGGAATAACGGGAGCGGAGTCATCGATGGGCCGATAGACTGGAACATCAAAATTCTTCGGAACAAATTTTGTCAAAGGCGCGATTGCAATGCCCTTGGCCATCTTGTCACATTCAACAATAATTGCTTCTGCATCACTTTGCTTAAGCTTTGCATCAGCGCGATCGAACGGAAAACTCGGATCCAAAAGCATTCGATCAATAGTGTCTTTTACCGCTTTTGCATCAGATCGTTTTGATAAAAGCCATCGTAATGTGTCATCTTGTTCTGCAAAACGCTTTTCCAAATCCAACAGCCTAAGTTTTTTTTCGGTTGCATTTTGCACCTTTTCAGAAAATGCAAGTCGAGTAAAATCCTGATAGCCCAACGCCATAGGTCGGGGCTGCGCCGTATTCGCTGTACGTACGAGGTCCGAAAAGTTTTCTGAATAGGCGACCAAATCTTCCAAGCGCGGGATCGGTCCGTCGGCTCCGGTTCTGTTGATGTAGCGACTGATATGCTTTTCTTTTAAAATTCGCGTTAGAGATGCTGCAAAATCAGCGTGGGCTCCATACGCACCGAAACTCCCAGTAAGGCTTGCTCGCATATCATTTTTTTCTGTCGCCGAACGGGCAAATATTTGCGTTATCGCCAATAATTGGCCACCCAGGGTCTCGCTAATAATTGCTCCGGTACCGAAAGTGGCAACGAATGCCGTGAGATCTCTCTCATCGAGCGCTTTTGCCACATCGTCCTTTAAAATGCAATCGACCGGTCCTCTTGTTTCAAGTTGGACTTTGACTGAAACCAATATGGAGAGTGATAGTTCGTCAGAGACGAGGGAGCGCGTTGCTTCCGCCCGCATCCCCGCATTTCCAACGATGCCGCTGTAGGATGCGCTTGCCGACATGGACAGCCACTCGGATAATGACTTTTGAGTCTCGACGAGCTGCAGTTCATAAATCACACTAGTTTCAGCGTTTCTCCAATATTTATCTGTAGCGCCCGGATTAAATATAGAGTTGCCGGCCTCGCCCTTAAAAAGGTCATAGGATTGACCTATTGAACCTGCAAACGCATCTATTTGCTGCATGGCGGAGTTCTCCTTGTGACCAGCGCAGAGAATCCGGCAACATCCTGTAGATGACAAGTGCCGTTTAACGGATTGACGGCGGAGGAAAAAGGTGCTGCCAAGCGTGACCTGATCGGACCTCGTCGAAGGAACATAAAACGTAGAAAAGGAATAATCCTGCACACAGCCACTGCCAGACCCCTCCCCACCATGCGCTACTCGCCCCGCCCAATCGAAGACTACGGTCGTACGATCGGCGGCAAGTTCATCGGGCCCCGCACGTCTGTCCTGCTCAAGGACGAGGTCGAACGCTGGAACCTCGCGTTCCTCTCGTTCGACTACGACGCGCGCCCAGTGCCGCAGAACCCCCAGTTCACGTCGCTTGTCGTGAAGACAGTGGCAACGCGGCTGGACACTGGCGAGCTCGACTACAACGCGGACGGCCCAATGATGGTCCGCAGCCTGCTGAAGCTGCCGGCACCGCAGTTCGTGAAGGTGATCGAGGTCCACTCGATCCTTGCGCAGCTGCCGCTCTACAAGGCACTCGGCAATGCCTGGCTTGCGACGATCAAGGAGCGCAGCTGGCTGTGCTCCACAGCGGATGACGGCGTCGACCCCGATGCAGACCCTCGTGCCGTCGCCGAAGCCCAGAAGCTGTTCACCGCGCTGATGTCTCGACGATAGGTGACCGCAACGGTCACCAACCCCTTCGAGCAGCTCACCCGGCTCCTCGAAGCGGCCATCCACGGCCAGGATCTTCCTGGCCCGTCTCCACCTGCTCTCAAAGAAACCACCATGACGCCATACGAAGCGGTCAGGGAGCGACTCAACTTCCCATTCGAGTTACGCCCCTATCAGGTCGAGGAAGTCAACCGACTCTCCGAAGGAAACATCGGCATATTCCAGTACACAGGTTCTGCCGGTGATCAAGGCGATGGCTTGCACGCGGGGCACTACGACGAGCCCGGCACAGGCAAGACGGCGATCTCCACCCACCAGATGCTGTACCAGTTCGAGTACCAGGGGGTTGACCTCTACATCGTGCTGATGCCGCCGATCCTGATCCCACAGTGGGCGCGATGGTTGCGCAGCATCACCCGAAAGGCTGGCGGCAATGCGCTGACGGTCACCGAGTGGGTCGGCACGCCAGCGCAGCGCAAGAAACTCGACACGACCAGCGAATTCTTCCTGATGTCGTACCAGATGTTCAAGAACGACTGGGAGCGGCTATGGGAGCTCAGCGAGGGCCGGCTCGTGGGGATGAACGGCGACGAGGGCCACGCGCTCAAGAACATCGAGTCTGGCAACCACAAGGCATTCCACCAGTTCGTGGGAACCGAGAGGCCACGCATGATCCTGACCGGGACGCCGCTGACCAAGCCGGGCGACGCCTACGGCCTCTGCCGGCTGATCGCGCCAGGCAGGTATCGCAATAAGCGCCATTTCGAGCAGATTCACGCAGGCGAGCGCGACGACTACGAAAAGATCCTCACATGGCAGAACCTCGACGTCCTCGCCGAGAGCATGCGGATCAACTCGAGCCGGATCCTGCGACGCGAGGTGCAGGGCCAGTTGCCGCCCGTGCAGTTCACGCCGATCGTCTACAAGCTCGACCCCGCCCACCAGAAGCTCTACGAGCGGCTGTCGGTCGAGAAGCTGCTCGAATACGACGACGGGCGTGAAATCAACGCGATCAATGAGTCGGCGCTGTACGCGGCGCTGCAACAGATCGTGGTGAACTGGGCCTACTTCGAGGACGACCCCGGCATGAGGCCGGCGATCCTCGATGTCATCGACGAGATCTTCGACGAGATCGGCGAGGGCAAGAAGTTGGCCATCGCGGCGCACTTCGTGCGCTCGAACCAGACACTGCTTGGCGCGCTGCAGAAATACGGCGTTGTTGCCGTCTACGGTGAGGTCTCCGCCAAGCAGAAGCAGGCGGCAATCTCACGCTTTATCGACGACCCAACATGCCGCTGCATCCTGCTGCAGCCCTCCTCCGCCGGCTTCGGTGTGGACGGGCTGCAGCATGTGTGCAGCGACATGCTGATCGTCGAGGCGCCGACCACGGCGCCCCCATTCCATCAGGTTGTTGCCCGGCTTGACCGGGACGGCCAGAAGGAACCAGTCAATTGCCGAATTGCAATTGCCGATAGGACCGTGCAGACGCGGATGTTCAAGAACCTACTGGCCAACGACGCTGAGATCAACTCGGTGCAGCGTGGCTATCAGGATTTGAAGGACGCCGTGCTTGGGAACGATGTGGTGCCGCTGCAGCTTCAGACAACTCGACCGCAGGAGGCGGCAGCGGTCTAGCGAGCGGCTTTTGGGGTAAGCGGGAGGTGGGTTTGCGGGGCCAGAAATTGGCCCCTAGAATCTCCAGCCTTCGGCGCAAAGACGCCGAGCAATCTCGCGCAGAAGTGAGCGCGGTGAGGCCCAGAGCCCTCCGCCGCTCAGCCCGATAAGAAGAAAAACAAAGTGGGCGTCAATGAGTTTTCTCTGGTATCAGAAGACAGGCGGTGACGACGCCTGGGTGGAAGGCCTCGCCGAACACCGACAAAAAATCATCGCCGAGATCCACCCCGCATTCGTGACGGTGCTCGACGCGCACTCCGCCCCCGACTCGTCGTGGGGACGAGACGAATACTCGAAGATGAAATACAGCGGTCCACTGTATTTCGATTGGGACGCAGAGGACATCAAGGAGACGATCCCCCAGTTCCAACTATTCCTGGCCAAGCTCCAGGACGAACAGGGCGTCGACCTCAAGCAGCTGCGCCTTTACGCGACCGGCGGCCGGGGCTTCCACTGCGAAGTTCCCGAGGACATCTTTATGCCGAAGGTGCCCCGCACCGGCGTGCAGAACCTGCCCTACATCTACAAGGAGATGGCGCTCGAGCTGGTCGTCGACACACTCGACCTCCGCGTCTACACCGGCCGGAAGGGCCGCATGTGGCGCACGCCGAACATCCAGCGCAGCAGCGGCAAGTACAAGGTGCCCATCACCTTGGACGACGCGCTGCAGATGACGCCGGAGCAGTACGACGAGATCTGCAGCGCGCCGCGCGCGGAGCCTGAACGTGATGCCCCGACAACGGCGTTGGGCTTGACAGCGCTCTACGTCAAGGCACAGCACAAGATCAACGAAGCGGTGAAGCGCCAGGCCAAGGCTGGCGCGGATACAGCGCTCCTAGCCAAGTTCAAAGGTGAGTTCCCCGCAACGATGCAGCGGATCATGTCCGGCGAGGGCATCATGCCCGGCACCGGGTTCCAGAAGCTCTCGATGCAGTTGGCGATAGCCGCCAACGCGCTGGGCAAGACTGCCGACGAGCTGGTCGAAGCGGCCACTGGTCTGTGCAAGGTGCACTCCAGCGACTCGAGCCGCTACAACAGCCCCCGCAAGCGCAAGGAAGAGCTGCGCCGAATGTGGGACTACACGCACGACAACCCGTGCTATTCCTTCTCCGCTGGCGGGTTGCGCTCGCTGCTCGAACCGGGCACTCCATCGGGCGACCTCGACGTCGTAGACCGCTCGTTCGAAGGCCACGTCCCGATGGACGACGAGGAGACGCTGACCGAGGAACAGCAGGCCGAGATCGAGCTTGCCAACCGCGGCCAGATGGCCAACGTGATGATCCACCGCCAGGGCATCTTCCTGCGCGGCGGCGAGGGGCTCAAGCCGCTCAGCCACATCGCGCTGACCAAGCCCACGCGCCTGCTCTCGGCCGACGACCGGATGCACATCGGATTCGAGTGCGATGTGCTCGCCGGCGGCGTCAAGCATTCGACCTCGTACATCTCGCTGGAGACGTTCAAGTCCCGCGCCAAGATGCACGAGACGTTCTCGGCCTATGGAGGGACCTTCATGGGCAACGACATTCAAGCAGGAGCCATCTTGACCGCACTCGACAGCGCCGCAAAGAAGGCGCAGCGCGAGGTTTTTGTCGTGCACCGCGAGGGCCTGGACATTGTCCAAAACCCCTACGTGAACGACCGCATCCAGCGCGACGTGATCTGGGCCTCACCCGACGGCGTGCTTTCCCACAACCCCGAGGTGAACTACCGCTTCCGCGCGCGGCTCTCAAATGAGCCGGTCTATCGGAGCGACGTGCACGCGTGCACGCCCATCGAAGACACGCCGGAGACCCGCGCGTGGTTGCACAACCTGCTCCAAATCAACGAGCCGCTCGCTGTCGCACAGATGGTCGGGTGGTTTGTTTCGACGCTCCACAAACAGTTCTACCAGGAAGCCTTCAATCAATTTCCGCTTCTCCACCCCAACGGCAGCGCGGGCTCGGGCAAGACCCAAACAACCGCGCTGCTCGCGAGACTCTGGCACAACGCCACGAAGCCGCTGATGTACGGGTGCGGCGCGTCCTTGACACCCTTCATGCTGAAGTCCGCGTGCCAGGGAAGCTCCTCGGTCCCGCTGATCCTGGACGAGTACAAACCGGCCGAGCTGGGCCCGGTGCGCACCGACCTGTTGCTGCAGACGTTCCGGCTCTCGTACAACCAGGCGCGCGGCGCCACGGGCGGCATTTCGCGCGGCGGCGCCTCGAGCAGCTTCCGAGACGTCACCAACTTCGACTACAGCGCGCCGATCGTCTTCATGGCGGAGGCGCAGGAGACTCAGACAGCGATCGTGCAGCGCTCACTGCCGGTGAGCTTCACGCAGCGCGGCAAGGACGCGCACTCAGAGGCCTTCTACGCAGCCCAAGCCGGGGCGGACTACCTGCCGCATCTTGGCGCAGCCCTGCTGCGCGCCGGCATGGTTGAGACGGTAGACACACGCAAGGAGGCAATGCTCCCGCTCATCAAGGATTTGCGGGCCTCGCTCGACCACTACGTGCATGACCGGCAGGTTTTCAACCTGGCCATCGTCATCGCTGGTCTGAACTTTCTCGACGGCGTGCTGCAGATCATCTTCGGTGACGAGTTGCGCGCTGACATCGACCGTCTCAGGCAGGCGGTCTATACCAACAAGCAGGAGATCGCTGCACAAGCAGTGAACGAAGCTGCCAAGGCGTTGAACGATATGTCGCTCATCAGCCGGACCGAGGCCCCCGACAGCGAGTTCGCGCTGCGGCCAGGCATCGAATACCTCATCGGCGACGGGTACATCGAAATCTTGATGCGCGAATCGTTCGTCAAGTATTTCGCATGGAACAAGAGGAAGGGCTTCCCTGCCCTCTTCTCGAGCGCCGATGCATTCATCGTGGCTATGGCGAAGTTCGACGCCACGGAAGACAGGCTTTGCATCCACTCGCCTCTCAGGTCGGGTGGGCAATCAAGGATCTACCGCTTCAGCCTTGAAAAGCTGGCGGCAGAAGGCGTCGAGATGTTCCGCATCGGGCGGGACTGATCGACAGACAAGTGTGTAAATCGACTAGGAAAAAAACCATGGCACTCAAGAAGCCCGCATTCGAAGCAGAACCCACCACCGCAGCCGCCGAGGGCACCGACACGGCCGTGCTGGAGCGCTCGACGCCTTCGGATGCACCCGCCGCAGCAGAAGCAGCGGCACCTGCGGCAGCGCCCTCCGAAGCGCCCGCTACCACCACAACCGCCCCGGCGATCGTGAAGAGCGTGAACACCGCCGTCGGCGCAGTGAACGACGCGGCCGCCCGCGCCAAGGCCTTTCAGAAGGAAGTGGAAGCCATGAAGGGCGCCAGTGACTTCGCCTTCGGCAACTACCGCGTCTTCAAGGGCAACAACGGAACCATCATCGAGTCCAACGGCGACAAGGCCGACCTGGGCCGCTGGGCGCAGGTCCGCATGATCTCGTGGGACGAGCACTTCGAGATCTCGCCCGGAGAGCAGTCGGCGTCGACGAAGGACTTCGTCGCCTACTCCAAGGACGGCAAGATCATCGATTCGGTCATCGGGGACGAGCTGAAGGCCTGGGCCGGCAAGCCCGTCGGCGAGTACGTGAAGTACCTGCAGGAAGCGGAGGACTTCTCGAGCGCGAAGTGCCGCCGTTTCGTCGATGTCGGCGGAGCATTGCTGAGCTGCGAGAACGGCGACGAGGGCCCGCTGGGCACGGTGATCCAGATCACCCTCAGTGAGTCGTCGATCCCGGCCTTCAGCCGCTATCAACAGGAGCTGAACGACAAGGCCCGCTGCGTGGCCATGGGTATCCCGGGCTTCAAGCTGCCCGAAGACCCGTTCACGCTGTTCTTCGTCCGCGAGCTTGCCTCCAAGGGCAACAACAACTGGACGAAGCTGAAGATCCTCGGCGCGCTGCCGGCGAAGATCTGACGCGAAACGGTGCATGAGAGGGGGGCCTTAGAACCTCCCCTTTCCACGACCATGAGCGTCCCCGACAACGTTCGCTTCTTCGTAGCGGACACCGAAACCACTGGCGCAGGCCCCGAGGACAAGGTCTGTGAGTTGGGATGGATCGAGGTAGACGAGCACATGAATGTGCTCAACGAAACCCAGAGCCTCATCGACCCGCAGTACCTCATCTCGCCCAGCGCGTCAGGCATCCACGGCCTGACCAACTCTGACGTCGAGCACGCGCCGACGATCGAGGAATTTTTCAGCGTCAACGATCCAAGTTGCTTCGGCCGCAAGATCACCGACCCTGTCGTCCTCATCGGCCATCGCATCAGCTTCGACCACCGGTTCCTGTCGCCCTACATCAACGTGACGCAGGAGCTGTGCACGCTTCGCTGGGCGCGCAAGCTCTACCCGCATGCCGACGATCACAAGCTGACCACGCTGATGTTCGCTCTCGGCCTGCCGCGCCCCGAGGGCCCGCACCGGGTGATGTCCGACATCTACTCCGCCTATCACCTCGCGAAGCACTTCTGCGAGCGCACGGGCATGACGATCCGCCAGCTTGCCGAAGCGAGCATCGCGCCCATGGAGGTGGCGATGATGCCGTTCGGCAAGCACAAGGGGCAGCCCATGTCCCAGGTGCCAAAGTCGTATATCCGCTGGGCCATGGACAACATGAAAGACCTGGACGCCGACTTCGTGCATACTTTTCAACTCGCTCTCAATAAAAAGAAAAACAATGAGCAATCAACTGCAGGCGCAGGCGCCTAGCTACCCCGCATTCGTTCGGAAGCTGTTCAATCGCAGCGGCGACCCCGCCAAGGATTTCGCCCACGCCATCCTTGGCATCGCCGCCGAGGCGCACGAATACCTCATCGCCGACGAACGCGTCAACGGCGTCGAAGAAATGGGCGACCTGGAGTTCTACTTCGAGTCGACCCGGCAGGTGATCGAGGACCACCTCGGACGCGCGCTGCAGATGAGCGATATCGAGGCCGAAGTCGACAAGGACATGGCCATCTTCCTGATCTCGGCGCGCAAGCGCGACTTGCTGCAGGACACGCTCGTCGATCTACTCGACCAGGCCAAGCGCTGGGTGGGATACCAGCGCGAACCGGCCAACCTTGCCGCCACGCTGTCCCTGGCCCTCTACGCCCTTCGCGCGGCCCGCACGCTTGGCGTCCTGTGCGACGAGGAATACGACCGCTCTCACATCCTTTCCGTGAACATGGCCAAGCTCCTCAAGCGCTACCCCGGTGGCGACTTCGATCAGTTCCGAGCCTTGCAGCGTGACCTGGGTGCCGAGCGTGCGACTCTGGAATCTGCCGTCCTGGGCTGACCCCAAGAAGGCACTTCAGACGCTGAACCGCGCCGCCTCTGAGGGCGGCGTGGGGTCAGCGGTAAAGGAGCGCGCGCGGGAACTGGACGGCCAGCCGCTCAAACGCGTCCAGTTGCCCGGCTTTCACCTGTTCGACGGGGCCTGCCCAATCGCTCCCTACGCCTGGCTGCTGCCGCAACCCAAGGGCGACATCCAGGACCTGCTCAGCCTTTGGGAGAGCTACGCCAATCAGGACCTCGGGTCACGTGCGCTCAGGCAGTCCCCGCTTACGCCCATCCAATCGGACACTTTCGTGCTGAATAGGCCGAGCTTCAAGCGCGTGTTTGGCGAGCAGCGCAGCGCCGCCGATTGGGCGCAGCCGGCGGCGCTGATGATTGCGCTGGCCCAGCACCTGGAAGGCCAGGAGAACCTCGAGGTTCAGTTCGCCGGCGGCGCCCGGTACGAGAGGCGCAAGCTCCTCAGCCTGCGCATTCACGTATCCGACTACCTGATGGAGGTTACTCCGCGCGGCGTCTACTCGAACATGCAGCGGAAGCGCATTACGCCGCGCTACGCCGCGTCCGACGCGAAGATGGACGGTCTCTGCATCAGGCCCTACCTCACTGACCACCCGCTGGCGGTGGCGCTGCTGGAGAACGAAGACACGCCGCACGCCTGCTTGCAAGCAGCGAACGTTGTCCTGCGTGCCATGCAGCTCGGGCTGCTCTCCAAAACGGATATCAAGCTGGCCTCTGATGCCGGTTGGCGCTCGAGCCGTGAAGCGTCGGTTGTGGAGGCGATCAACCTTCTCGACCGCGAACGGAATCTCCGCCTGGTGTACGACAAACTCGTACCGAAGGTGGTGTCCGCCGCCGATTTCCGCAGGGACTTCGGCAACCCGTTTAGGGGCACCGCGGCACCGCGACCGGAGACGGTCGATAGGTGGCGCGCTCACCTCTATTCACTCGTCCCATGAAGAACAAGAAGAAGAAAAGTATGGACCAAACACACATCGAGCGGGTCGAAGCGGCCAAGCTCAAACAGGCTGAGGTGGCCGACACAATCCGAGCGGTCAAGGGCCAAGATCACCTCGACAAGGCCGTGGCCCTGGCAAGCGTCGTGCTGCTCGGCCGCGCGCTGTCGTCGATCGGCTACGTCGACGCCGCGACGGCGCTTTCCGAGTCCGCGTTGAAGAACCTCTTCACCGCCTTCGGCATCTCCGACGAATCCCTCTCGCTTGAGCTTGGCAAGGACGCCGTGGCGCTCGCCGAAGTGAGCCATCTGCAGAGCCCCTGATGCAGACCCGGCGCGGTTCTCTCTTCGAAACTCTGTTTGGCACAGCCAGTGGTTTCGTCATCTCTCTCCTCGTTTGGGAATTTGTGGTCAAGCCGCTTTGGCAGCTGAACACCTCCTTCGTCGAAAACCTGGGCATCACGATGCTCTTCACCGTCGTCAGCGTGGCGCGCAGCTACGTCGTTCGGCGCTTCTTCAACTGGCTCAACAACAAGAACAACAAAAGCCATGTCACAACTTCAAGGAATCACTGGTAGGGCCTACAGCGGCAAGGACACTTTTGGCGAGGCGTTCATCCGCGCGGGCTACCGCCGGATCTCGTTCGCCGAGCCGCTGAAGGATGCTGTCGCAGTCATCGCGGGAGAGTCCCCCGCCCTCTACCACACGGCAGAGGGCAAGGAAGGGTACTCACCCGTGCTCAGGTGCACGCGGCGGCATGCGCTGCAACAGATCGGCAAGGGCGTGCGGGATGTCCTTGACCAGGACATCTGGGTGCGGCGTGCGCTCGACGAGTGGGATCGCATGGGCAGGCCCAACGCGGTCATCACCGACGTGCGCTATGACAACGAGGCCGACCTAATTCGCCAGTACGGCGGCACGGTCGTGAAGATCGAGCGCCCCAACCAAGAGAAAGGCCTTGAGGGCGCAGCGGCGCAGCATGAATCCGAGCGCGGCATCAGCGAGCACCTCGTCGACGTAGTCATCCTCAACGACGGCACGATCGGCGAGCTGCACGCAGAGGCCCGCAAGATCATCGCGGCGGCTCCCGCCACCGGCCGCACCCGCCTCGTGGGCAACCTCGGCGAAAACCCGTTTGGCGGGGTGCGCTGATGGCCAACGAGAACGACAACCTCGACCGGGCCGCCGACCTCACGCGCGCCCGGACCGAGAAGGCCATCGCTGAAGTGCGGCGCCTCGCAGCGCCCGAGCAAGTTCAGAACGCTGACGGCACCTGGCCGGTCACCGAGTGCATCAAGTGCGATGCGGACCTCGGCAAACGCGCGGATCTCGGAAAGATTCGGTGCGTGCGCTGCCAAGGTGAGATCGAGCGCAAGGAAGCGCAATGGCCAAGGTAAACCCCAACTCCAAGGCCTCGCGCCTGCGGAAGGCCAAGGCCCTCCTACAGGCGCTCCTGCGCGCGCCAAAGACGCAGGCAGGACTGATCGCAGCCTCGCAGACGAAGGGCGTTACGCGCAACTTCGTCTACGGATGGCTGGCCAATGCGCTGCGCACTGGCGAGGTCGTGAAGCACAAGAGCTCCGCCCCACCCACCTTCCAGCTCGCAGCCACTGCGGCGACAGAGAAACCCTCCGCCGGCATCTACCCGACATGGCTTGAGCCGCGGGGGCTGCCGGCGTTCACCGGCCGCACTGCCTTCATTGATGGAGCGCGCCGCGTCATTCCATCGAAAACCGCAAAGGAGACCGCATGCGTCTAGTCATCGACGGGAATTCCTACCTCAACTCCTCCCTGCTCAAGGGCATCGACCACGAGAACGGCTTCAAGGTCCAGACCGAAGACGGGAAGCAGGTCCAGGTCAATCGCGCTGACTACGGCGTCGAGGGCTTCTTCGACAAAGTGGTCGCTGATATCGACCACTTCGGCATCGCGCCGCGCCAGATCATCCTGGTCTGGGACGGCCGCAACTCCAAGATGCGCCGCCGCGCGCTGCTGGCTCGTTACAAGGAAGGCCGAGACAAGATCGAAGAGGTCAACATCGAGCTGAACAAGGCTCGCGACATCTGCACCCAGATGATGCTCGACCTCGGCGCCACCGTGATCGAGCAGAAGGGCATGGAGGCCGACGATGTCATCGGCTACCTCTGCAAGACGCTGCCCGGCCGCAAGGTCGTGGGCACCAACGACGGTGACCTCAGCGTGCTGGTCGACGAGCCGACAGACACCCATGTCTGGCGCCTGGGCGAGATGAACGGCCAGCCCTACGGCCCATTCCCGCACCGCTTCATCACTCTCTACAAGGCGCTCGTGGGCGATTCGGGCGACAAAATTCCGGGGGCGGCGAAGTTCGGCGACGGCAAATTCGTGGATCTGGTGCGCATCTTCGGCATGGACGGCCTCGAGCTCATGCAGGACTTGATCCTGACCGGAAAGCTGGCGCGGCTGCGAGAGGATGTGGCTGACTTCCCTGCCCTGCAACTGATCATCGACAGCGCCGACCAGGTCGCAATCTCATGGCGCTGCGCCGAGCTGCACGTCGAGGACGTGAACACGCTCAACAACCCATTGGAGATCCAAGCCGGCATGGTGAAGACCTGGGCGTCGCTGCCGGCCGAGCGCCGCGTTGTGATGCTGCGCCGCTTCTATGCGACCAACACCCTCGTGCACGCAAGCAACTATGAGGAGGTGAAATCCAAACTGGCGGCCCGCTTCGCGCAATCGCCCTTCGTTGCACTGGACATCGAGACCTCCTCGTCCGAGGAGTCCGATGAATGGACCGAGCGCACGATGAAGGCGCTGGAAGCCGACCGCGAGAGGATAGACACGCTGGGCCATGAGCTCACGGGCATGTCCCTGACCTTCGGCGACAACACCCAGTACACCATCTACATGACGGTGGACCACCGGGAGACGCTCGACCACAAGAACATCACCGAGGCCCAGTGCCGCGAGGTGGTCGAGATGATCCCCGAGTCCCTCTTCACCGTCATTCACAACCGCAGCTTCGAGTTCAACGTGCTGTATCGCCAGTGGGGAGCCGTATGGGCGGACAACGGCTGGGGCGGCTTCGTGCCGAATGCGATCGACACGGTGATCGGCGGCTCGTACGTCGACGAGAACCTTCCGAAGGGCTTGAAAGAGCGCAGCGCGCGCCACCTCGGCTACAAGCAGACCACTTACGAGGAAGTCACCACCCGCAAGGGCAAGGTGGGCACTCTCTCTGGCGGCGTGGTGAAGTCGATCTACCAGATCGAGGTCTCACCGGCCGTGACTGGCCCAAACCCGAAGTCGACCGAGGCGAAGCCGCTCAAGGACGTCATCCTGGAAAAGGCCGTCACCGAAGACTGGGAGATCCGCCAGTACAAGATGAAGGAGCTGACCGGAGAGCACGTGCTGAGCTACGGCTGCGACGACACGATGTGCACCGCGGCGCTGCACACCCACTTCCAGATGGTGATGGAGCTCGAAGGGACCTGGGGCGTCTACCTACAGGTCGAGCAGCGGCCCCAGTACTTGACCAGCTTGGCGAACATCCAGGGCGTCAAGATTTCGATGGCCAAGCTGAACGAGATGGAGCGCCGCGACGACCAGCGGTACAAGGAGGGCTGGGACACGCTGCTTGAGTTCCTTCTTGCTCGTGGCTGGGAAGGCACCGTGTGCCCCGAGTTCGAAGGCAGCCTCGAGCCATCCGACGTCAAGCTGGCAGCCGGCATCGTTCTCGGTGGCGACTACACGACCAAGAAGCGCAAGCACAACGCAATGGCGCTGGACATGCGCGAACAGTTCCCCGACAACCACCTGGCCAGCGTGCTCGCCAACTTCGTCGAGGCGGATGAAATCGAGGGCGTGAACAAGCTGGTTCGCGAGCACTTCACCGGCGAGCCACAGATCAACTTCGGTTCGCCGAAGCAGATGCAGAACTTGTTCTACAGCGTGATGGGCATGACGCCGCGCGTGTTCAACGCTCTGACCGAGAAGCAGCGAGAAATCCCCGAGATGGCAGCCGCCTTCCGCAAGCTGCGCTCGATCAAGGACGGCAAGATGAAGATGGCCGACCTCACGAAGGAAGAACGCACGTTGCTGGTGTCGAAGGCCTCGACCGACGACGACTTGGTCGAATTCTCATTGGCCAAGGACACGTTGACGGACGAGGTGCGCAAAGCACTCAAGGCCTATCAGTCGGTGCGGTCCGTCATGACTCGTCGAAGCCTCTTCTACAAGACCTACAAGGCGATCCCGCACTGGCGCACTGGCCGAGTGCACAGCAACATGAACCAGTGCGAGGCGGTGACGCGTCGATATTCGAGCAGCGGACCGAACCTGCAGCAACTGCCCAAGCTGGGCGACGGCGCCGAGTTCCGCGGAATCATCCAGCCGCACAAGCCGACCGCGGTCATCGTGTCGTGCGACTTCTCCGGCCAGGAACTGCGCCTGATGGCTCACCTGTCGAAAGACGTGAATCTGACAGCCTGCTACGTAGGCGACGACCTGAAGGATGTGCACAGCCTGACGGCGGCGGCCGTATCCGAATACCTCTGGGACAAGCGCCTGCCCTATCCCGAATTCATCAGCCGGATGGAGGGGGATGACAAGGAGGTCGCAGGAAAGGCCAAGGAGCTGCGCAAAGACTCGAAGACCGTGAACTTCGGTACGAACTACGACATGCAGGCGCCAGCCCTTGCCATCAAGTTGAAGGTCGAAGACGAGGTGGCTCAGCAGTTCATCGACGCGAAAGACGCGGCGATGCCGGGCATCAGCATCTGGAAGGATGCCGTACGCCAGGAGGTCGAGGCACAGGGATTCGCGACCACGCTGCTCGGCGCGCGGCGCCACATGCAAGAGGTGCTGCGAAGCGACAACCGCTGGGAGCGTGCCAAGGCTGGCCGACAGGGGCCGAACTTCAAGATCCAAGGATCTGGCGCTGAGCAATCCAAACTATCCATGGGAGAGATGTGGGACCGCGATCTGTTCACTGGCAAGTACGACGCCCAGTTCATCGCGCCGATCCACGACGAGTGCGTGGCCAGCGTCGATGCGGCAGACCCTGACCACGCATTGGCGTTTATCAAGGAATTCCACGAGTGTATGGCGCAGCCCTATGGCGGCATGACCATCCCGGTCGTGTCGTCGATCTCCGTCGGGCCGGACTTCCACCAACAGATCGAGTGCGGCGACGCCTTCGACGAGGTAGCGATCCGCGCGGCGCTCGCCGAAATCTTCAACAAAGTGGAGGTGACAGCTTGAGCATCAGGCGACCATACAGCGACGACGTCTGCCTTTGGCCGGACGGCACGTGGTGCTATTACGCGGAGCTTGAGCGCATGACGCACATGAGCGACGACTACGAACTCCTCGCGGTCGACACAGACCGCCACGAGGCGATCGTCAATGGCTGACCGCAATGTGCCGACTGCACCTGTCAGCGTCTGCTTCGATCCAGAGCTTCACCCCGCCCCGCGCGGCGTGACTCTCTGGGTTGTCGGACCGGGAGGCTCCGGCTACAAGGGGCACTGGTACGAGGGCGCAATCGCGTGGGCGTACCTTCCCCAACTTCCAGTGAGCGTGAAGGCGCGACTGGACGAGCTCACACAACAAAAACTACAAAACGAGCGCATACGTGACCAACAAAATCATCCCGAGCTTCCGGAAGAGCAAATTCGCTGATCGGGGCAAAGACGCCGAGAACGCGGCGCACAAGTACCTCTCACAGTGGGCCGGCGGCTCGGCCAACCGCGAGTTCAACCGCTTGGTCGACTCCAAGGCGGCGGGCCGCATTATCAAGGCCTCGAAGGCCGATTTCGAGTTCTTCTACTTTCCCACCAACAGCGTGGCCCCGTTCTTCGGACTGCTCGAGGTGAAGGAGACCGAGCACGAGTACCGACTCGCCCGCTCCAAGGTTTCGCAGATGCCGAGCTTGGTGAAGCGCGCGAAGTGCGGGGGGACCTGCCTGGTCCTCGTGCACCACAGAACCATCGGCAAATGGCGCTGCATCGACGCGCGCTGGATGCGCGACAACGGCGACAAGGGCAGCTGGAACATCGAGGCGTTCCCCGCCTTCAACACGCCCGGCGAGGCGCTTTGCCACGCCAGCCCGGCGCTGTGGGCCCTGTGAGCAAGGAGCGCTACTGCCCCTACCACCAGGGGTTCGTGGCGGACGTGGGGTTCAAGACGATCGTCGACGCCCGCTCCAACACGAAGCGCGGCATGTGCCCGATCTGTCAGGAAAAGCGCCGCATGCCCCGCTCCGCCTTACAGGCGCTCGCCGATCGCGATCGAGCCGAACGCTCCGCCAAGTCTCAACGCATCGCCGCGGAAGCGCGCGAAAGGAAGCTAAATGCGAACACTGATCATCTCGGACCTACATCTGGGCGTGAACCGCTCGGGCGGCACCACCCTAGCCTCCCTTAACGCCCTGCGCGAATACGGTCACACGAAACATTGTGACCTGCTGGGGCTGGCCAATGACGGCGATACCGTCATCGTCAATGGAGACCTCTCGGACGTCTACGACATCCCCCTCGGTCAGGCGATCGAGATCTACGTCGTTGTCGGGGACTTCCTGCGCACGAAGAAGTCTTCGCGCGTGGTCTGGGCTGTGGGCAACCACGACTTGAGCAAGGACTCGAGCAAGCTGGGCACCGTGGCATTCCTCGGCGCGCTGCTTGAGGCCCAGTTCCCGGGCCGATTCCAGCTGCTCGACCGGGCCGGCTTGTTCGAGTCGGACACCTACATCATCCCGCACGTGGCGAATCAGGAAATGTTCGACATGGAACTGACGCGCATCCCGACCGGCGTCAAGTTCGTGCTGCTGCACTGCAACTACGACAACGAGTTCGCCGGCGCGATGGACCACTCGCTGAACCTGTCGCGCAAGCAGGCCAAGATGCTCAAGGAGCGCGGCATCACGATGGTTCTGGGCCACGAGCATCAGCAGCGCGACCTCATGGGTGGCGCGGTCGCCATTGTGGGCAACCAATTCCCCAGCTCGGTGAGCGACTGCTTGAGCAACGAGACGAAGCGCTGCGCGGTGATCGAGAACGGTGAGCTCTCGTTCATCCAGACCTGGTCGCGAGACGACAAGGTCGGGTACTTTAAGGAAGTCGACTGGCGCGACGTGGCCAGCTTCATCCACGAGCCGAGCGGCTTCATCCGCGTGGTCGGCAACGCCAAGGGCGAAGAGGCCGCCGAGATGATCAAGGCGATTTCGACGCTTCGCTCCAAGAGTGAAGCGTTTGTCATCACCAATGCCGTGCAGGTCGAGCAGGCGGAAGGTCTCGCTGAGATTGCCGCAAGCGTCGAGGACGTGCGCAGCGTCAACGTGATCGACCTGCTGCTTGAAATCCTCGATCCCGAGCAGGGGCGCGTCGTGCGCCAGCTCACCGGCCGCGAGGTCGAAACCCAGCCCATAGAAAGCGAAGAACTGGAAACCGCATGCTGAACAAGATCACCCTCACCAACTTCCAGCGCCACCGCAACCTCGAGGTGGTTTTCAACGCGGGAATCTCCGCGCTGCGCGGCTCGAACGAAGCCGGAAAGTCCACCCTGATCCGTGCGATCTGCTATGCGCTTTTCGGTACGAAAGCGCTGCCCATGTCGCTTTCCGAGACCGTCACCTGGGGCGAGCCCGAGGCCTCGCTCAAGGTGGTGCTCGAGTTCACTACGGATTCGGTCGTCTACACGGTCAAGCGTGGCAAGTCCGGCGCCGAGATCAACTACGACGGCGGCATCGTGACGGGCCAGAACGAGTGCACAGCCTTTGTGGCCAAGCTGCTCAAGACCGACGCAGTGAGCGCCTCGCGCCTCATGCTGGCCAACCAGAACGAGATCCGCGGTGCGCTCGAGAAGGGCGCGGCCGAAACCACGAAGCTGATCGAGCAGCTCGCCGAATTCGACCAGCTCGACAACCTGATCGAGACGATGGAGGGCAGCCTCACCCTCGGCAGTCCGAAGGTGGCCGAGGCCGCAATTTCCAACGCCGAGATACAGCTTGAGCAGGCGCGCAATGCCGCGGTCCCCGTCAACCTCGCGGAATACGACCGCCAGATCACCGAGCGCCAGCGCGAGCTCGAGGTAGCTGAAGCCGCCCTCGCCCGCCTGGACGCCGAGATTACGGACCTGTGCAACAAGGCGAACAACCTCACCGTCCAGGCCAAGGACCGGAAAGCCGCCGAGAGCGCCGTGCTGGCGGCCGAGAGCCGCCTCACCACCGCCCGGGCCAAGCTCGAGGCCGCGCGCGGCGTGGCGAAGCCCGCGGACGTCGACCTGGTCGCACTGCGCGGCCGACTCGTCGACTTGGGCCAGATCGCTGTGGTGCGCCAGGCGCGCACCGAGCTGGCCAACCTGCTGGGCGAGCCCGCACGCGCCAAGGAGGACCGGTTCGAAGGCACGATGGAGACCCTGGTCGAAGAAATCGCTCAGACCCGGCGTCAGGTGAACAGCGCCGCGCGCAGCCGCGACGACCAACGCACCGCCGCGCATCTGTGCGAGGTGAAGATCTCGACCGGCAGTTGCGCGACCTGCGGCCAGGACATTGGGCACCTGCCGGAAGTCGCCGCGCGAAACGAACACCTGCGCGAGCAGGTTGCGACGGCCCGCGCTGGAGAGGCGGCATTCGCCAAGCAGCACGACGAGCTGGCCGACTACCTAAAGGAGCTCGAGGCCATCCAGAAGGAGGCCCGCCCGCGGGTCGACGCCATCAACCGCCTTGGGCAATACGTCAAGCCAGCGGACGCCCTCCTGCCACCGACCCTCGAGTGGACTGGTGGCGAGATCCCCGACGATGTCGGGGTCGAGGTCTCGCGCATCGAGGCTCAGATCTTCGACTTCGAGAAAGCCCGCCGCGCGTTCGACATTGCCTCTGGGCAGGCTGAAGCGGCCGAGCACGAGGTGGACGCGGCCGGCGCTGAACTGTGCGCGGCGCAGACCCGGCTCGAGTCGCTGCCAGTGGTGGATGCCACGGCCGCCCAAAGCTCGGTGGTTTTGGCGCAGAACCGGCGCCCGGAAGTCAATGGCGAGGTGCGCACCGCCCAGCGGAACCTGGACAACGAGGTGCACGGCAAGGCTGCTGCAATCGAGGCCTACCAGCGCGCGGTGAGAGCCGCCGAGACGGCAGAGCGAACGCTGGTCGCGCGCCGCAAGGAGCTCACCGAGCTGGCGTTCAACAACGGACTGCTCAAGGCGGTGCGCGCGGCGCGCCCGGTCATCGCCGATAGATTGTGGAACCTCGTGCTGTCGGCTGTTGGGAAATACTTCTCAGAGATGCGCGGCTCGAGGTCGCGCGTCACCAAGGACTCCGACGGGTTCAAGGTGGACGGGCACACGGCGTCGACCTTGTCGGGATCGACCCTGGACATCCTCGGCCTTGCCATTCGCGTGGCCCTGACGCGCACCTTCCTTCCCACGGCACCGTTTCTCGTCCTGGACGAACCAGCGGCCGCCATGGACGGGAGACGCACCGAGCTGATGCTCGGATTCCTGGTGACCTGCGGCTTCCCGCAGACCCTGCTGGTGACCCACGAAGACATCAGCGAGTCGGTCGCCGACAACGTGATCACGATCTGATGCAAAAATGTCGCTCCATGGCATTGATGTCTGAGGCACGCTTCCCTTAGAGAAGGGACGGCGAGGTTGCTGAGGCCACTAAGAAAAATCGCGGACACCAAGACGCTCCCGCACAGCCGAATGCATGGAATGCAGCCCAGGAGACACGGTTAGATCGTCACTACGCCGTCAATCAGACAAATCTTGTCAGATGCTGCGACGTGTGCCCAATGAGACGAGCATGCGCTTGTCCTGGAAAGTTAAATTATGAACAAGGAACTGCTGGACGCGCTCCGGTACAAGAGCGAAGGCACTGACCTCGACTTCAAGAGCGAACAATACCGTTTTGCGGGCGGCAACGATTTCGAGAAGGCCGAGATGCTCAAAGACATCTTGGCCATAGCAAATGCGTGGCGAGACGGGACTGGATACATCCTGCTCGGGTTCAAGGAAAACCGTCCGAATTTGGCCGAAGTCGTGGGTATCACCGAGAGCATTGACGACTCGCGCCTCCAGCAGTTCGTCAATAGCAAGGTGACACCGAAGCTGACGTTCCGCTACGAGGAACATCTTTTCGAAGGAAAGAAGGTCGGAGTCATCGCAATTCCAAAGCAGAAGCGTCCGTTTTCAATCGTCAATCAATTTGGCAAGTTAAAAGGCAAGATGGTGTATGTTCGCCGCGGCAGCAGCACGGAGGAAGCAGAGCCTATCGAGATTGGAAAGATGGCTTTGGCAGATGCTGGTCGCGGAGAAGTGCGCTTGGACCTACAGGTGCTCACTCCAGGCAATGAGCCGTTACCGGACACGTTCACGTTGAACTACTTGCACTACACCGAGAATTTCCCGGACTTTGCAAGTGCTGCTCCAGAGCGCAGCGGCCCGTTCGGCATCTCAAACTTTTCCCCCATGCGCGATAACGAGGAGTTCTGGCGCGAGTATGCAGAGTACATCCGAGTTCACAACGGGCTCGTTCAAATGCAGTTCGCTCTACGCAATATGTCAGATACGCAACTCTCTAACGCCAAGCTTGAAGTGACCGTGGAGTCACTCGATGGGCAGGGCTTTCAGATGCTCGACGACGATGACTTGCCCGAACGGCCTGTATCCCAATGGAATCCCTTGCAGGGCGCTCGCAACTGGACGGGGATGATTGCACGACAAAACCCAGGGCTCGTCATTGACGACAGTGGTATCACCCCTGTGTGCGACATTCGCTTTGGCCTACTTTTGCCAGGTGAGGAGAAGCGGTCGGACAAGCTCACCGTGGTCCCGCTCGGGCCGGGAAAGCTTCGCTTGCGCCTTCGCATTCTCGCCAGCGAACTACCGGCACCTCATGAAAGTGAGCGTGTGCTGGACATGAATGGAGCAGCCATTCGACTCGACTTTGAGGGTTTCAGAGGTTTTATGCGCGAGCGGCTTGAGCGAGAGAATCGCAACGTTTGATCGCCGCTTCGGCCCAAAGCTGCCGGTGAGCAACGAGCCAAGCAGACGCTCGATGCGCAACGGCCCAACCAACCAGCCAGGTCTCAGATGGCGTCGATCATTTCAGCAATTGCATCTTTTCCGGTGTAGCCCGTAACGAAGCTCCAGCCGGCGAATGCTGACCACATGAACTGGGAGAGTGGCTTCAATTGATCTTCGTCATCAGACCAGTAACGGCTGCGTTGTAGAACCTGGGTGAAATTTCGCATGAAGCCAAACACCTTCGCATCGGAAACTTCGATCGCAGTAAGTGCGTATTCGAGCTCGGTGCGAAACATGTCGAGTTCGCGCACGAGGGCGGCGACACCCTGTTCATTCAGGCCGTTTAGCACGGCATGCCAGCGATCTTGATCGTCTGAAACCTTGACCTTGAAGAACTCCCTGAACTTTTCCAGATCCATGAGTTCGTCAGTGAGATCCGAGACGGCGGGCTCGTGACACGCCCATAAAAAGTGAGTTATGCACTGGCGTTTGAGGTCCTCATAGCGGCGAAGCAAATGGGCCTTAACGCGCCGCCTCTTCTGCCACGCTGGGAGCCTGACAACTAAGACGTAAACAAAGAGGCTGACGACAACACCTACAGCGATATCGAAGACGACTTGGTTACCCGTTGAGAAGGGTTTGAAAACCTGCTCAAGCGACGTTCCCTTGACGAAATCTGGCCGTGGGTCTGTGCTTGACTTAAGCATGAGTATCGAACTGGCCACGCCGAGTACCCAGAGCGCCAAGTCGAGTGCGTTTCGATAAAGGAATGATCGCATCGGTTTATTTTGTGTGAGGCCAGACATGGGGTGCCAGCTGACAACCATGCGGCAAAGCGTGTTGGCTAAGTCTCGAGCGCCTTGAGTTGCGTATGCAGGTTAGCGGTAGATGGGCGCTTGCCAGATGGCCGAATAACAGCCCTAGCCTGCGCGGTCGAGGCGGCGATGTAGTTCGTAGCCGGCCCTGCTTATCCCGCACTTTAATGCAGCGCCTCAGAATTCCATGCGCTGCCGCAGAAATCAATGGCAAGCAACAAATGCCCGACGAGCTGTCTTGGAGCAGTCGATTGCGCGTCAGCAATTTAGTCGCAATGGGCCGTCTCAGGGTCCTTCGATGTTGTTGCCGTTGCCAGGCCATTTTTTGTACTCTGGCGCAGCGCTTGCAATTTGCATTCGGCCGCACGAATCTGCTCTGACATCGGTTTGAAGGGGTCAGCGCTCGACGTCGCGATCGATCTGTCACCTGCTGCACACGGTGGCGTCGTCCAGTAGGTGAACTGGTCTCGCCCCTGACATTTATGCAGCTCATAGGGATAGAGCACGTTCGCCGTGCTCGCTCCTGCACTTAGAAATAGGGCAACAGTGAGGGGAAATTTCATGATGTGACAAATGTACTAGCTACTTGGTTCAGCACACCAATCAAATACAGCACCTCCCCCACCCCGACAAAAACAAGAAGAAACGGGTTTCACAATGGAAAACGCGGTCTATTTGACCCCGGCAAGGTTCGTGACGGTCAGGCTGGCATCGACCTTGACGGGCCTCACAGAGAAGGCCATCGACCGGAAGCGCGAGCGCGGTATTTGGCTCGAGGGCAAGCATTGGCGGAAGGTGGACGGCAACGTCCTGATCGACATGAAGGAATACGAGAGATGGGCCGACAGGGGACAGGCGTAGAACTGCGCGAAAAATCGATCCGGGTGAGCTTCACGCTCGCCGGCAAAGTCGAACGCGTCACACTCAAACTCATTCCGACCCCCGCCAACGAGCGGGCCGCAGTGAAGCTCATGGTCAGGGTGCGCACGGCGATCGCCAACGGCACATTCACCTGGGCGGACTACTTCCCCGAAGCGCCTCAGGCCAAGGACGCGGCGCCGGGATCCACGAAGACCTTCGGCGACTGGTGCGACCTGTGGCTTGAGACGAAGGGCCGGCTTGCCCTGAACACCTTGAACCAGTACCGGAACGCCTGCACCGTCTGGAAAGGGATCCTCGGCCAGGACACGGCCATGGCCAAGCTCAATCACGCGACGGTGGCAGCCAAGATCGGCGTCACGCCGTTTGCCTCGCCGAAGCTGCTCAACAACTACCTCATCGTGCTGCGCGGCGTATTCAAGCTGGCGGGCCGCACGATGAAGGTCGAGAACCCCATGGAGGGCATCGAGAACAGCAAGTCGCAGGCGATCCCGCCGGACCCTTTGAGCGTCGATGACATGGAGCGCGTGCTGGCCAGCTTGCGCGAACACTACGACAAGCGCGTCTGGGCCTACTTCGAGTTCGCCTTCATGACCGGCATGCGGCCGGAGGAACTGATCGCGCTGCGCTGGGGCGACGTTGACTGGGCCAGCGGCACCATTCGTGTGGAACGCGCGCGCACCGCCGGCGAGGAGAAAGCACTGAAGACCTACATGGTGCGCGATGTCGATCTGGTCGAGCGCGCGGTGTCCGCGCTGAACTACATGAAGCCCTGGACCTACCTGGCAGGCCAGCGTACTGAAGAGTCGGAGTTGGGCGGCCACATCTTTCAGCACCCTGAGACCGAGCGCCCTTGGAACGACGAGCGTGCGCAGCGGGACACATTCTGGCGACCGACACTAAGACGTCTTGGTATGCGCTGGCGGCGGCCATATCAGACGCGGCACACCTATGCGGCCAACGGCTTGCTTGCAGGCGTGAACCCGAGCTACATCAGCAAGCAGATGGGACATGCGAACGCAAAGATGCTGTTCACCGTCTATGCAAAGTGGATTGATGGGGCCGATAGAGGCCGGGAGAAAGCAAAGCTGGAAGCGATGCTTAAGGGGAAGAATTCTTCCCTGGAATCTCCCCGAGAGTCTGAAGACTGGTCTTCTTCAGAAGGAGATTCTGGTAGGCGCGATTGGACTCGAACCAACGACCCCCACCATGTCAAGGTGGTGCTCTAACCAGCTGAGCTACGCGCCTAAGGATGTGTCCGAGAAGCAGTTATTGTAGCAGGAGAAAACACGCTTTTTTAGCGGCGACGTGCAGATCGCACACCAACAACCGCAGTGACGATGCCGAGCACCTGCGTCAATCGCGCCGCATCGGCGATTTCCACAGTGAACGTCATCCACGCCGTGCCCTTCACCGACTGCGTCTGCACGCCGATCACATTCATCTTTTCTCGAGCGAACACATCGGAGATATCGCGCAGCAGGCCCTGGCGGTCGGCCGCTTCGACCGCGACATCAACCGCATAGACCGGCGCATCGCCGCCCTTCTTCGTCGCGCCCCATTCGACATCGATCACGCGCTCGCCATCGCGCGCAGCCATCGTGCGGAAGTTGCTGCAATCGCTGCGGTGCACGCTGACGCCGTGGCCGCGCGTCACGAAGCCGCTGATGGCATCAGGCGGTGCGGGCTTGCAGCATTTGGCGAGCTGCGTCATCAGAGAAGACACGCCCACCACGAGCACACCGCCCTTGCCGGACTTCTCGCTGCCGCGCGCCTTCTTGATCTGTACGCCATCGTCGGGGTTCGATGCCGGCTCCGGCGGACGCAGCAGCGTCTCGATGTTGCGCAGCGAAAACTCGTCCTTGCCCACCACTTCGAACAAGTGGTCCGCCGACTTGAAGCCAAGCTGCGAAGCCAGGTCCTCGAGCCGCATGGCCGTCTTGCCTTCGCGCTGCAGCAGCTTCTCGACCGCCTCGCGTCCGCGCGCGACGGTCTCGTGCGTGATCTGTGCGTTGAACCACGCGCGCACCTTGGCACGCGCACGGTGACTCGCCAGATAACCCAGTTCGGCATTGAGCCAATCGCGCGACGGGCCGCCTTCCTTGGCGGCGATGATCTCGACCGTCTGCCCATTCGACAGCGGCGTGTTGAGCGGAACCATCGCGCCATCGACGCGCGCACCGCGGCAGCGGTGGCCCAGCGTGGTGTGCACCGTATAGGCAAAGTCCACCGGCGTCGCGCCTTGGGGCAATTCGACGATGGCCGCATCGGGCGTCAGCACATAGATGCGGTCGTCGAACAGCCCCTGCCCCTGCAAGCCGCCCGAGAGATCGCGCTCCCAGGCCAGCAGCTGACGCAGCACGGCGATCTTCGCGTCGTACTCGCCGCTCGCCCAGACGCCCGCGTACCCCTTGTGCCCTGCTTCCTTGTAGGCCCAGTGCGCGGCCACGCCGTGTTCGGCATGGTCGTGCATTTCTTCAGTACGGATCTGGATCTCGATCGGCTTGCCCGGCTTGCCATCGACCAGTTCGCGCACCACGGTGTGCAGCGACTGGTAGCCATTCGGCTTGGGCCGTGCGATGTAGTCGTCGAACTCCTCGTCGATCGGCTGGAAATGCGTGTGCACCCAGGCGAGTGCCGCATAGCAATCCTTCACGTCCGCCACCACCACGCGCAGCGCGAGGATGTCGAACACCTGCGCGAAGTCGAGCGACTTGCCTCGCATCTTCTTGACGATGCTGTAGATGTTCTTGGGCCGCCCCTGCACCGTGGCGTGAACACCCTCGGCCTGCAATTCGCGCTCGAGTTCCGAGCGCAATTGCTCGATGTGGCCTTCGCGCTCGATGCGCTTCTCGTCGAGCAGGCGCGCAATGAGCTTGTAGGTTTCAGGCTCGATGAAGCGGAATGAAAGATCCTCGATCTCCCACTTCACCTGCCAGATGCCCAGCCGGTTGGCCAGCGGCGCGAACACCTGCAGCGACTCGCGCGCCACGCTCTCGGGCGCCGGCTGCTTGCTGGCCGCCGCATGGCGCAAGGTCTGGAGGCGCGAGGCGAGCCGCAGCATCACGACGCGCAGATCGCGCGAGAACGCCAGCAGCATCTTGCGCACGTTCTCGGTCTGCGCACCAGCGCCCTCGATGTGATGACCCTGCGACGCCGAGCGGGCCTGCTCCTGCACGCGTACCAGCTTGGTGGTCTCGACCGCGAGCGCCGCGAAGTTGTCGCCGAACACCTTGGCGATCACCTCCTGCGGCCGGTTCAGGTGTTGGCACGAATAGACAAGATAGCTCGCCGCCTGCATCGCCTCGGAGCCACCCATCTTCGCGACGATGGCGGCCACCGCGTCGGCATGCGCCAGCGTGTTCTCGCCGGTGTCGAGCTTTTCATCGGCGATCAGCGGCTCGGCAAATGCGCGGGCGCGCGCGAGCATGTTCTCGATCACCGGCGTGCGGTCGGCCGTTGCCGCGGACAACGGATAGTCGACCACGGCGGTATCGGACAGGGGTGCCGTCTGCAGGCTCGAGGACTCGCGCTTCAC